AGTGGCCCCGCTCAAGTTGGCGTCGCTCAAGTTGGCGTCGCTCAAGTTGGCCCCGCTCAAGTTGGCCCCGCTCAAGTTGGCGTCGCTCAAGTTGGCGTCGCTCAAGTCGGCGTCGCTCAAGTTGGCCCCGCTCAAGTTGGCCCCGCTCAAGTTGGCCCCGCTCAAGTTGGCCCCGCTCAAGTTGGCCCCGCTCAAGTTGGCGTCGCTCAAGTTGGCGTCGCTCAAGTTGGCGTCGCTCAAGTTGGCCCCGCTCAAGTTGGCCCCGCTCAAGTTGGCCCCGCTCAAGTCGGCGTCGCTCAAGTTGGCGTCGCTAAGAAGCTGCTGTATCTGCGACGGCGTCCCATTGCCCGATCGCAGCACGCCCGCAACCAGCGTGTGTAGCAGATCAGCGCCAGACCATTCTTCCGGCGGTCCCGACTTCGCAGGCCCACAACCGGCCAGGATCGACGCCGCGCCCCACATGCAGCATGCGGTGCCGCAGTCCCAATCTGACTGATCGTAGCGGCGAGTCAGCCCGTCGATCGGTGTCGCTTCGTCCCGCGATTTAGCGGCCCACTCTGCTGCTTGGCGGATGTGGTCCAAGGTGATTTCTGGCATTCGAGTAGCTCCTTTTAATGACTCGTGTTTTGATTCAGACAATCAAAAACGGTGGCAAGCAGGCACAAAAGCCGGTTTACTGGTCACCCGTATCCTGTCCGGGGGCAATGCGGTAACTGCGGATTGCCTCCCATAGTCGGTCACGATAGGCGATATTTTCGCCACCCTCGATCGCCGCCAATAACGCCTCTGCGCAATCGGCCATCCGATCCGCCGCTTTGACCTTATCGGCTCCCTGCCGCGTCTCGTACCACTTGCCGATTTTGATGTCTTTCATTTTCTTCGCTAAAACTCCGGTGTTGTCATCGCCCAGAACCGCTCCTCTTCCGCCGTCGTTTCCGGGTAGCGCCACTCGCTGAACGCCAGTCGCCAGCGGTGCGGCAGTTAGCCTGCCGCAAGCTCCACCGATTTGTCGGCTCGGTAGCACGCCGGGGCGAAAGGGTGGCTGTCAGCGAGCCACTGCCAAGCCTGGATCGTAGCCGGCGGCCTCTAGCGCCTCCTCCTCTGTGGCGCAATCGCCCCCCTGGATCGTGATGCATTGCCGCGACTGATTCCAGTGTTCTGCATGGTAGCCGTCATCGTCGCTGTACAGATTGATCTCGTTGCCGCCGACCAAATGAATCGTCTTCAGATGCTTGCTGGCCATTTCTCGATCTCCTCATCTTGCGGCCCGGTGGGGCCTGGTGTGTTTACCGAGCCGTCCACACGGACCAGGTTCCGATGATCACGACGCCAGCGATAATCAGGATACCGGCCATCGTTCTTCCCTCGTGTGTCGTTCGGTCGTTTCAACTTGACTCTAGTATCTTACTTCCGGTCGTACATTTTGTCAAGGCGGTTTTACCGATTTATCGAAATAAAGTGCAAGTTTTCGGAAAAGCGTTGTCCGGATTGGAGTTACGGAACCAACTTTTCCAGCGGAATATCGAGCAGCCTGGAAATAGGCCGCAAAAGTGCGACGGATACTCCGCGTCGATCCCGCTCAATCGAGCGGACCAGCTCAACGCTGACCTTCAGGTCGTGCGCAACCTCCGACTGCAACAGTCGCTTTTTGTCGCGTGCGGCCCGGATAATCTGTCCTACCGTCTGTCGTGTTTTCATGACTGCCTCTTGCTTTTGGTCGTACACCGCGTAATAATAGTACGCTATGTACAGTTTTGTCAACCGCTAACGCAGGAGAATCCACCATGCCACCGCCCGTCAAAACCGGGCAACCTTCGCCCTCCAACGAAGGCCGCTACACCGTGCTCTCCAAGCGTGTCTTCGCGCACGGAGGTTATCAGGGCATCATCACGGATGACACCGGCAATGAAGTGCATTGGACGTGTATATTCTATGGCCCAGGAGCAAAGTCCAAGGCATTGAAAGACGCCTTGGAGTGGGCGTGTGAAGCTCAGGGGAAAACGCATTGTCCGGGAATGCAGCCATGAAAATACTGATCGACCGCGACGCCCACACGCTGACCGTCTGGAACTTAACGCGCCGGCCACTGATAGCCAACGCGGGCGAGGTCGTCTTCGTGGTGTGGCCAAACACATCGTTCTGTGTGGCTTTTGAAGACGTGGGCTGGGCGCTATGATATTCAAAATCTACGTCTACCGCGAATGGAAAGAAATCAAAAACCGCCGCCCCATTCGCCCAAAATGCAGCGGCGGCCCAGCCGGAGTGACTCTTCTCCAAAAGCCTCCGGCCAGTTTCAAAAGCCCTCCTGCACGCCGGCTCGTAAAAGATGGGGCGGCAGGAAGGCGAGGGGATGGTCAGTCGGCAACCCACACCTGAGAGCACGTCCGCCCGTTGCAGCGCATCTCCCAATGCCCCTTGACCGGTGCCGCTGCCGGCCGAGGTGTCGCCGGTGGCGCGCACGGCTTGCCAAAACCGTCCGTGGCCCTGTCCAGCGGGTAGTAGAGCTTCGTATCGGCCTCCAGCCACCCTATCTGACGGCCCGCGGCGTCGAAATACGGCGTCCCTTGGCTGGCCACGGCGACGTACCACTTCGGCGTTGCGGTTGGAACCGGGACAGGATCGGCCAACGCGAGCAGCCCGCACACACAGCCAACGCAGTCGCATTGCCCGACTCGCGCGTAGCAGGTGCAGAACGGGTTGCGATCACATTTCAGGTCTCCCGGGCCCGCGTGAACAGAGAGCGGACGCAGAAAGGCCACGACGATGGCCAGCATGACGATGAAGACGAGCTTACGCATGAGATTTCTCCTTTGGGTTTATCGATGGGATACCTGGCAACGCCTCAAGCCTTATCGTCGCCGCCCGCACGTCCAGTTCGGCCAGTTCCCAGGCCAGCCGCAGAGCCTTGTCTTTCGGCTTGCGTTTCAGCTCGTCGGCGGCGAAGTTGCGGCGCAGCAGAGACTTGTTCAAGCGGTTCATCGCCAGCTGTGCTTTCGCGACGTCAGTCATGGCAGCTTTCCCAGCAGGAACACTCCGCTGCCGCCCAGCACGATGCCAAGCAGCACGCACAGCATGCGGTCACACCAGAGGTAGCGAGCGGTCACCAATTCGGACATCACCGCGCCCTGAATATATCGAGGTAGCATCCGCACTTGGAGAAGCGGAACACATAGTCCTCACCTTCCCACTTATCGTCTGTTATGCGGGTCTCCAACTTGTATGCCCTGTCGCCGTTGCGGATCCCGTCGAAGACGATCTCGAAATGCCGCTCTCTATATCGCGACCAGTGGCACATGACTTCGCCAGGGTGGACTATAAATGTGCCCCACACACCTCCCTGGCCTCGCAGCTGGTAGCGGACACCAACGCAACCACTGTTGTGGATTTGGACGGCGGTCCATTCCTCTCGCTCGCACTGGTTGGGGTAGTTGCGCGGCGGTTGAGCTACTGCGGACAGCGGGCAGAGCAGCAAGAGCGCGATGGCCAAGTGTTTCATTTCATCATCCGATATTTGGACAGGGCGAACGTGTAAGCTACCAGCTGCATCTGCAACGTCTGATTGGGACGCCCGCACAGCAGCCGTTGCAGGCGATCGATCTCGAACGTGAGCCACTGCTCGTAGTCGTTCACTTCGCGTCCTCCACGGCAATCGTGCCGTTCTTCGGCCATTGCGCCGTTATCGCAGGTCCGTGATCGGCCACATCGCCGATGCCGGCGATCGGATAGAACCGCTTGCCGGCGTCGTTGTCAGGCAGGAACACTTCGGCCGGCATGTCCAGTTCGTAATCCGGTCGTGCCAAGATCGCGTTGGCCAACTGCCTCAGTGTCGGCTGCGGAGACGACGGAGCGTTCTTCACAGCGGTCGTGTCGCTTAATGGCATAGCCGAAACGATTGTTGCCACGCCGTTACTGGTGACTGTCAGGCCAGTGATGAACACTCCGCGCAGATAGGTGTCCTGAAAGTGGACTATAGCTTTACCCTGCCGTGAGTACGCCGGTAAGTCCTGAATGAGAGTTGCCAGCGCATCCAGCGTAATACCCACGGATGGCTCGGCTGTCTTTGCCGCATCCAGCGCCGCACGCTTGGCCTGCGCATCCTCCACGGCAATCGTGCCGCATAGCCGATAGGTCCGCGGCGTGCAGGTCGCTCGTAAGACCAGTTGCTCGTCCGTCGTGTCTGGTGATAGCCCCGCCTGCCGAAGCAACTCTCGCCGGATTCCGTTGCGAAGTGCGTCCCAATTCGTCTCCGTTCCCTTGCGAAGCATAACCTCGTGAGCGCTCCGCAGCAGCATGTTGCCTTCACTCGGTCTCTGCGCTTCCGCAATCTCCATTTGCTTCGTGTCGATGGCCTGCCACGCATCCTCAACGGCTTTCTGAGCCTCATCCATCTCGTCTTGCGTGAAACAGCCTGGGACGCGAGCTACGGCTGATTGCATGCGTTGGAGATGAGCGACGCACAGGGTATGCACCCGGTTCAGGGAGTTTAGCTGGTCTTGCAGGAGTTCGATCTGTGTCATATCGCCGTCACCTTGTAATCGCCGTCCGGCAGTGGCCCGGAGATGTTCGTTAGGTTGTAAGTGTGCGGCCATTGAGTCAGAGACACCTGAGCACGCACCACTGGCCCGGGCACGAACTGCGAAAACAGGTACTCACCGACTTGCAGCGGCCATTGACCTATGATCTCGTAGACGCCAGCGAACTTCTGCGTGATGGTGTAGGTCATGCTTCACCCATTGAGACCAATGGCCGTGCCCGCCGTCATATTGGACCCTGGGGAACAGGTACGCGACGGGACACGGCCAGAGACGCGGTTAGCCGATCAAGATTTGCAGATCAGTAGGCGTCGGCGTAGGCACTGGCAAGTTTAACAAAATTGGTAAACTGGCCGTGAACGGCCCAGGAGTACCGGCGACATAGGCCAATGTCGCCGACACGTTAAGAGTCGTGCTGCTGCTGGACAACGGGGACGGCACGCTTAACAAGTAGTGGAGCGAATCGACGCCTGCGGCCGGAACCACGCTCGCATTGTCTGTGGTGAGAGTCGTCGTGACCAACGTCGGATCGGTGATGTTGAACGGCGCGCCGGACGCATCGACAAGCTGAAGTTGCAAGCCGTTGCCGGCCGCCACAAGGTCACTGAGGTTGATGGACGGCATGACCTGGCCCTTGCCAGACTTCATCGTCAATTTCACTTTCTTCGCCATCGTGGTTCTCCCTTTCACAAGGATTTCAAGATCGGACGGAACAGGAGCACACGGACAACACTGAGCGATTATAGCGAGCGATTGGCTGATGGACTCCAAGAAGATGCCGCTCGCTTCAGAAACGATGACGAGTCGCATCAGGAGTTCGTTCGTCTCTTTCCAGAGCTCACGGTCGGAGTCTTCCACGATTGTTCCCTTTCAGCGGCAGCGGGGTAGTCCGCAGATGTTCCTACTCATCTACACATCCCGCTACCACTGTACGCTTAAAAGTCGTGTCTCCGCCGTAGTTCGGACACCGCCGGGAGACGGCGACGGCTGTTTCTCTCCACCGGGTATCATAGCGGTAGTTAGCGTCCCAGACCACTAACGGCTGAGCCACAGCGACGGGAGTGACTCGAACACTCAGCCTGCGGATCAAGAATCTCCGCTGCTCTACCGATTGAGCTACCGTGAGGGAGCCGCAAGGGATACTCATTGCCTCTTCGCTTCCGGATGCGGTTCCAACCCGTCCTTCACCCTGACCGCCAGCCCGCAGACGGAGCAAGGAACCTCGAAGCCTCCGCACGCGAACAGCCAGCCATAGCCTGGTGGAGAGACGTGCCAGCCTCTCCACCAGCACAGCAAGCGGAGCAGGATCAACGGTTGTCTCATCCTGCGCATCCTGTAGAATAATGTGACGGCCGTGTTGAAGCACGCCGTCACTCACAGCGAACCTTGAACAGAAAGGTCAGCCATGCCGATTCAATGTAAGCACGTCGCCTACTCCTGTCAAACCTGCGGAAAGACTTTCCTTTTGACTCCATCTCGGATTAAGCAGGGCTGCGGATCGTTCTGCTCAATGCGATGTCGCGGAATTGGCAAAAGGGTTCCTCTTGTCGCTCGCACTTGTCAGCTTTGCGGAAAAGAATTCCATGTCAAGCCAAGTGTTCTCGCCCAGCAGCCATGTGATTTCTGTTCGGTCAGTTGTGCTCGCTCTATTTCGCTTGAAGATCGCTTCTTCGCTCGCATCGGAAAAAAGACTCCAACTGGTTGCATTCTTTGGGCCGGCGATTTCAATAGGGACACTGGGTATGGCTATCTATCAAGGGCCATCGACAAAAAGAACATCTCGGCTCATCGCTTGTCTTACATGCTTTTGATCGGTTCGATACCAGATGGATTGTGTGTGCTTCACAACTGCCCTGGAGGAGATAATCCGTCTTGCATCAATCCGACCCACTTTTTCTTAGGAACCAATCTCGACAACATCGCTGATAGGGACGCCAAGAATCGGCAAGCCAAGGGAACGGCAATTGGCAACGCCGTACTGACTGATTCTGACGTTCGATCCATCCGAGCAAGACACGGCCAAGGTGTTACCATAGCCGCTCTTGCTCGTGAATATAATGCTGGCGAAACAACCATAAGGAGTGTCGTTCGTCGAAGGACATGGAAACACGTTGACTAACGATTCCTCCGAAAGAGACGCTGCAACAGCCTGGGGCGCGGTGAACTATAGAGGTAGTTTCCCGTCGCTGTTGAACACGCTGTCACTTGATCGGCGTAACTGGCAGTCTTGGCAGTCCCGCCACCGATCAAAATTTCGACAAGAAAATTAACAAGGTTAGACTCGAAGGGGCTCAGATTCAACGTGGCCACGTAAGCCTGAATGATCGCGGCGGCCTCTGGACCGTATTGCGCGACAGCCAAATCAATTTGAATGAGCAGTCCCTGCCACGAAAAGCCCACCGGGTTTGGGTTGACTGCTTGCAGCAATTTCAGCGTTGCGTCGTAGGCTGCCTGCTGCTTCGCCGTCTTCGGCTTCGCTGGCTTGGCCGCGGCTGGTGTTGCCGAAATCGAGATCAGCACACCTCCAGCATATGTACTCGTGACCGTGCCGCTGAACCCTGAAGGCGGAGGCGGAGGCGGAGGCGGCGGCGGAGGCGGAGTGACCGCCGTGGCGATGCAGAAGAACGCCTCCGTGCCCAGCGAATCGGCCCCGTACTTCACCCACGCGTAGCCACCCTCTGCCGCGTTTGGATTCATCGTGTTGGAGCAGGTTCCGCCCCACGTCACGTCCCACTGATTTTGCATGATCCAAGCACCCTTGGTTCCGTCACCGTTGTCGTGGTTGTCATCCCACCCGACGATGCCGATGGCGTGGTCAATCGACGTGCCGTTGCCGGTGATGGTCGTGGTGTTGTCTACATTGTCCCAATTGCTCGCGTCGGCAGCAACCGAGACGTACCCGTAGGCGACCACGCAATTCTTGATATCCTGCGTTACGGCCACCCCGTCGCCGGCCACAGTCGGGGAGCAATAGACGATGGAGGTGATCGTGTACAGCTTCAGCTTGGAGATGTCCTGGCAGTTGCCGGGATTCTGACCAGCGCCAGGGTAATCCTTCATCGACGGGCAGCCATTCGACTGCACCAACTGCGACACCTGATACTCGTCTCCACCTCCGCAGCCGCCAAGCTCAGGATGGCAATCGAGCGGGTACTGAGTGGACAGCATGAATCCGCTGCCAGGTTTTTCGACTCCGGCCACCATCTGTGCCGCCGAAGCAGCCTTCAGGCCAGACCATTCGTAACAGTCGCCACACCCGCCCTGGTTGCCTGTCGGCGGAACACAACTGCCACCCGTCGCCATGCGGGCGTCGTACACCGTCTGCGTTGCCACCGGCAGAGCCTTCAGCATCGCCCCATGTTTGGCGGCGCTCACCCGATGCCGAGCCTGCCGCACCTTTAGTGGCGGCAGCTTGTAACCGCGTCCGTGAGCTTTCGGATTCGGCTTTACTGCTGGTTGATAGAGCAGCAGGTTGCCGACGACCGCTTGCGCCAGCTGGCCGACCACTCGGTTGTAGATGTTGCAGTTGCACGCAGAGACGTAAGCGAATGACTTCCGCGTCATCAGCTCAATTGGTGGCCCGGCCAGGTCCATCAGTTCAGGGGGGGGTCCGACCTGAGCCAGTTCGTAGTCGCGAATGATCGCTTCGTCTTCGGCGGTCTGCGCGGCAGGATCGGCCCGCGGCGGCTCCTTCGTATCGGCTTGGACCGGCGCAAGGATGAACAACCCGACGAATGCGGCTGTCACCGCGAGCGGCGTCAGCCAGGATCGGAACTTCGAGAACATGAATCGCTCCTTTGAAACAGGATTGGTTGCTTGATCTATTCAACCTCTTCGACGATGGCACTCTCCATCAGGATCGGCCCCGTCGCCATACCACCGTCTCGATACTCTTGCTCGTGTGGCGCACTCTGCTGCTTGTAGAACGCCAGTCGTTCCTTGGCACTGTCCAGGTCGGGGAACTTGCCCAGATCGAACGAATTGCCTTGACCGCCGGGCAGAGCGTACTTCGTCAGCAGGAGAAACGCCATGCTACATGCCCTCGAATCCAAGGAAGTTTTCCGGCGTGATGATGTCCACGCCGTTCGTCGTCTCCCACGCCACTATCCGCATGCCGTCCTGCTCCTTGTGCGGCTTCGTGGCAATGACCGTCTGCGACGTGCCACCGCGTATGTGGCAGACACTCCCCTCTACGATGTCGTCGAAGCTCATGGCGTTGTCTCCTGCACGGCGTCCACCTTAAACACACCACCGTAGCCAAGAGTTTCAACTTGTTCGCCGTAAACCACAACATATTTTCCGGCCATACTCTGCAAGGTCGGAAGCAATGGTGGATCGTACTGCAACTGCCAGACGGCAATATCGCCGTTCAGAACAATTTGATTGTCCGGTAGCAACTGACCGTTCATCGTGTTCTGGAGAATGCCTCGTATCATCGGTTGATCCCCGTGGTGCGAGTGCGCGGCGAACCTGGCGTCTTGATCCACTGGAAGCCACGACCGCCCACCTTCGGCGACGCCGGAGCCTCTGCGGGAAGCGGTATCTCGCGGGCTGCTGCCACGTCGAACGGCCCAAGCACGAGCAGGCCGTTTTCATCGGTGACGCGGCGAGGCCCTCGCTGCTTACCGATCCACTCGTCGGCGTCCTTGTAGTCGGCGAACAGCGCCGACGTGAACCAGGTGCCGTTCACCAACTTCTCGCCATGGTATGCGCCGATCTGGCCCGGTTGCTGAGCGGACGCCAGCGGGCAGGAAGCGAACAACAGCATGAACGAGAATAGGTGTTTCATCGCTATCCTCAGTCAATTTTCGGGTGATCGCAGTCCTTGCACGTACAGTTTCCCGTCACAGTGCACCCACAAAGACAGTTCGGTGTCGGCGGGCAAGGACTGTGCGACTTCATCGGCACCGGCGGTTTCGGCTTCGGTGGAGGAACCACGTCGAACAGCATCGCCGCCGCCAACGCAAGGCAACCGAGGATGATGGGCACCAAGTACCAAGTAAGCGCGGTGTTTCATTCAATCCATCACTTTCCAGGCGAATACTGGCATTCCGTCGCCAGGACAAATCTACCGTCGTCAAGATGGATAATCGTGACCCACGGATCTTCCCTGTCGTCTCTCACGAAGGTTCCCATGAAGAGGTATTTCGTGTCGTAATTAAAGCAGACCTCGGCCCTCTTGCCGATCCAGCTTCCTTGCTTCGGAAACTTGTCCGCAGCGATGGTTGCCACGCAACCCATGATAACCTCAGAACAACTCCGATAAAACACTCCAACTGAACCAGATAGCCATGATACAGCTACCGAAGAACCAGCCGCCCTTGCGACAAGCGTCGGTCAACTCAAGCCGCGTCGGTTCCTCGTGGTACACATGGCGGGCCTCAGTTTCGCAGCATCGAGCAGATCATCTCCCACAACGCTTCATCGGCGTCGGGAGGCAGCTCCATCGGCAGGGCCTTGAGGAGACATTGCAGCTTGTGCGTCCGCTGCTTCAGCCGCATGATCTCGCTTTCGAGCATCGACCGAGCCGAATGACGCATGCATTGAGCTTGCGGCATCGACGCTTCGCGATCCGTAACCTTATCTGTTGACTCGGACCGCCTGCCCTGCAAAATTCTCTGCTTATCAGCACGCATCTCGCGGGCTTCCTCTTCAGAAATTTCTCGCATTGTCTCGGACATGATGACTCCTTTAGAACGGGCGAACCAAAAGGTGAACACCCAACGCCACAAGCCCGACCAGATTCCACCCCAGCGGAATCCAGGCCAAATCCGGGTCGACCCATATGTGATGGCTGATGGTCCAGTAGCCGAACGCCTTGAGATAGCCGAAATCGAGCACCAGCGCCAGCACGTCCACCGCGACGACCAGCAGGAACACGGCCAGGGCAACGTCCACGATGATGCGACCCGCTGGCGATGCGGCGAAGGCCCGACGTCTGGCTGCCAGTGTGGTGTAGAGATTCATGCCATGCTCCTGCCCGAACCATCGTACTTTCCCGTCCGTTTTGACCAGTAGTAATCTATGCCACCAACGTTGACGCGGAGCATGGTTGTGCCGGTATGGACGTTGACGCCGAAGTGGCCGGCAAAGTCTTGTGCTGTCACCAACTTAGCAAAATCGCCGTGATGGTCGCCGAACTCGCCTTGCTCAATCTGTCGCATCGTATCTATCACAGCTTCCCCTTCCCGAAGTCCACCGCCGAAACAATGATCGCGTCCCCAACGCTCGGCATTTCATCGCCCGGCAGAAGCGTGACGATGTACACGACCTTGCCGTCCGCAGACGAGTAGTGTGCGACATCGCCTTCCACGCTTGAACAGGTGCATTCTGTGCCGACGCGGTTCACGGCATCTCCTCGTATCCGGCAGCCTGCTTGTGCCCGCCGCCTCCGTGTCGCTTCGCCACTTCCGATACGTCGATGCCGCCGTCGCGTGACCGCAGCGACCAGATTTTCTTGCCGTCGCTTCCACGGATGAAGAATGTGGCGCCGAATGGCCGATCTTTCGCCAGCCGTTCGCCGATCTCGGAAACAAGACAAGTCGTGTTGACGCTCAACACCTTGTGGCCGTCGATCTCGATTTCCACGGCATTCTGTACGGCTAGGTCAACCAGTTGCCTCTGATAGCGGAGAATGGCTGCACCCTCTCTTGCGAAGTTGGCCAACTGTTCGCCCTTCCAATTCGAGAACATATCCCACGTCTCGAATTCTCGCGGATAGCTGGCAAGTGCCGCATTGATTTCCTTCGACGCATGCAACTTCCAAAGCCACAAATCACGATCTTCCGTGAAAGCGACAAGCCACGGCTCGGAGCGGAAAACTTCGGTAGCAAGCGTGTACCGATCTCGCTCTATTCCGGCGAAGTGCTCCCATGTCAGACGGCCGCCGCTCTTGGCCATGTCGAACTTGCAGAAGATGTTCGTCCCCTCATCGGGATGGCCGTGGACAAGCGATAGCCCTTCCAATTCTTTAGCGGCCGTCTTGTGATGATCCAACACGAACAACTTTTTCGCGGCCTTGGCCATTTCGAGCATAACGGGACGCTTGTAGCTGAAATCGAGAATGTAGACGGTTCGATCCGTCACGTCCGGAGGCGGTTCGCCATAATTCGCCGGGTGAAAGTCAGCTTCGCCATTGAAGTGTTTCCACGCAAGCCACGCGGCGCAAAAGCCGTCGTTGCACCCTCCGTGATAAATCACCAATGGTTTTTGCGTGTTCACGGCTGTCCCTCCGCCATCTGTACCTGATACGTCCCGTCCGGCAGCGCCGGCGTCTCGTCCCCGACCGGCATGACCTGCCAAAAGCCTTCCACCGGCGTCAGATCGTAGTACCTCAGCACTCCGCCGACGGCGATCATGTACCGCCCCGCTGCCGGTTGCGGCATCGGAGAAATCAGGTAGTAACCGCTGGCCACGCGGACGAAGGTGTAGATCACGGTGTGTTCTCCGTCCAAATCGCCGCCGTCTCGGTTGCCGTCGAATTGGCCGTCATGTTGATGAGAGCCATCGACAACGCCTCTTCCGCTGCCGGCGTGCTGAATTCAGCCTTCCGCTGGCGTCGGATCATGGGACGCAGCAGATCCACATCGACTTGCAGAAGGTGCGTGGCCCGGAGCCGGATCGCCTCCGCATCAGCCAAGCCACAGAGAACGAGCAGCGGCACTAACGCTCCCATGATCTCGGCAATGTCCACCAGCACTGTGAGCCAGTCCGGGACCGTGGACTGGTCAAGCTGCGGATACACCTCATTGGCCACGAGGATCGACTTGGCGGCGGTCACTGGTTTTGGTGTGGTGGACATGAGGAGCCTTTCAGTTGAGCAGCAATCTCCAGAGCGTTTCGACCAGCCCGAGCAGGGCCCCAAAAGCAGCCGCGATGATGATCCGCATGCGACCCTCCGTGTCATGCACCCCAGCCGAGACGTTCACGCTCGCCAGGCTTTGCACCGTGAACCTGAATATGGAACTTCGCTTGCCAGCGGGCGGCGAAGTAGGCTTGAATCCACCACTTCCGCGCGACCTCGACGACCTGATATTCGTCGGTGAACTGCCGCGTCGTGGTGTACATGAAGCCTATCGTGCAGAGCCACCCGCATTGCCTGCGCTCGAATGAAACGTGTTGAATCTTCATCTCTTCCCCTTTATCATCCCACCGGCAACGGCGGCAACTTCGCCGGGACAACCTTGACCTTGCCACGGACCATCCTGCCGCTATACGCCGGCACGCGCTCACCACGAAACGGCTTCGCTCGCTTCCGGTGCAAGAGGATCGGTCGCCGAAGTCGGCTGTTGCTCGTGCTCATCTCTTCACCTCCACCACAACGCCGTTTCGATCCACTTCCAGCACGTCTGCCACCTTGACCGGAGCGTAAGAAATCTCGCCCGTAATGGTATTCTGATACACGTCGCAGAGGATGAGCGAACGATAACTTGCCGTGTTCACGATGACCAATTCGCTATCGGCCGCCGCTCCAAGTACCGATTTGACAAGCTTGCACAAGAGCCATTTCTGACCGAGTAGGACGGAGTTTCCAGCGAGCGTGCTCATCAGGGCGAACGAATCTACCGCTTCGTATTGGATTCCATCGCTCATGCTCGCCTCCTCGCTCGTTTCGCGGCCGGCTTCACCATCTCGATTTGCCGCCTCTCTAGAGCCTGCGCCAACAGCCGCCGCAAAATCTCCGTGCGCTTCACGCCCTCCTCGGCGGCGGCCTGGTCGAGGTCGTCGAGGAGCGGTTGCGGCAGCGTCGCTTTCACGGTTATCAGCATGGCCCTCTTTGTACCATGATTTGGGGTCGGCGGCAAGCTCAGCGGCGCTTCGCCGCCTTCCTCTTCGCCCGTCGCAGCGCCGCCTTCATCCGCGGAGTCTTCAGCTGCTTTGCTAATTCGTCCGCGTAGAATTTCAACAACTGGCCCACGGTGAAGACGTTTTCATTTGCCGTGGCCGCCTCGTGCATTGCCTTCAGGTCGATTTCCCCGCGCTCGGCGGCGTGCAAGAGCGGCATTTGATAATCGAGTGTGTGGCCTGTCTTCAGCAACATCATGATTGCGCCGACGCAGTGCTGCGGCCTTTCGCCCTTATAATTCTTCGGGCCATCGCAGGCTTCCCGGTTGTCGGTTTTGTGACACGTATGGGCAAAAACACCACTTTGGATACTCTCCACGTAGCTTGAAATACTGCCGGCAACTCCCTCGTGAAATGGGCTGGTCTTGAGGAATGGACAATCGCCGCAAGGGGCTTTCAGATCCCAGCCGACGTTGTTGACTGTGACCAGTTCCATACTTTTCCTCCCGAAATCGTCGAAATTTGCCGCGCGCAATTCATTCTTCGTCGTGAACCGAATCCGTCCCACCGAAGCAGCTGCACCCTGTCGATTGCCCAGCGAACAGCGGGCCGTCGTCGGTGAGCATAACCGCCAGGGAATGCAAAGGCCCGCCAGTCCAGTAAGCCGGTTCTAGCGGGCATCATGTAAGGCCATGCGCGGCCTTTAAGGACTAAAGCGTTAAAGCGTAATCCTGCACGCCACCAGCAGACTTGACACGCACTGCCAGCGATTGCCGCTCATCCAAAGCGATGCCGTTCGCCGTTCCTTCGTCGCGTCCTTCAATCTTGGCGCTCTGCGCATACGCCTCCATCGCGGAGCGGATTTTATGGTATTCCGTTCGTAGCGATTCCGGGAAGAAGCAACCGCCTTGCTCGTGCCTGGTATCGCGTGCGCCGTCGAGAACGAAGAACACGCCTTTGCCTTGATGAGCAAACTTCTCCGGCTGTTGCCAGAACGGAGGTTTCAGACAGATGGCATTCACTTTGACGCGGCCCGGAGCAAGGCCCCATTGAGCGGCCGTTGATCCGTTGACATAGAAGTAATGCGACACCGGATTGCGGGCGCAGCCAGGCAACCCGTCCCATTGCAGAATCGGCGCGGCGTCCGGATTGACCGCCGTCACCATGCCGAAGAATTCGCCGCTGTACGGTACGTCAACCTCGATCTCGCTCGCCGTTGGCAGCACGGACGCTTGAAACTCATGCCAGGACATCCGCTTCGCTGGCAGTTCCACCGCCTTGACCGTGCCGCCCTTGGCCTTCAGGTGATCGAACGCACCGCCCTGCCGCTTGGTCGGCGCAGGCTGCAACGGTTTCGGCGTCCACAGCGGAACGATGTCCTCTAACCGAGCGAACCGCCGCTGCAAGGCCCCTTCGCTTTGGAGCTTGGCCACGATCTTGTTGGCCTGCTCGATGTTGCCTTCCTTGACCGTCGTCGGCCGCTGGTATTGCAGCGGGTGCATCTTCTCATTCCACCGCCGCTTGATCGCGTCGAATGGCAGTCCTTGAACCACGTCGTCAAGCAGTGTTGAAATCATCGTGGACCGGATATGACACCAGCCCGGAGGCGCGCCCGCGACCGCAAGCCAGATGAGATTATCGCGGACAGCGCCGCGCTTCCCCTCAATCGTCTGATGCAGTTTCAGCAACCACTGAGCCACGCCCAGCGTCTTCTCGCTGCGGTCCACCGCGTCGGCTTCCAGCACGCGAACCCCCTGGACAGCGGCGTCAAGCGAGTAGTCTTCCAATCCCTTGCGGAGCGTGATGTAATCTTGCAGCTTCTCGGCCATGACTTGCTCGGCAGTCTTCAAAGGCGAGGAGAACACGGTTGCCGGCGTACCGTGCAGGTGCGTCCACGTCTGGCCGACGTACTTTGATCCGAGACCAGCGACGTTCGACGCCACGCCCCATTCCTTGTCGCCGTTGATGAAGACGCCGGTGACCTTGGCCTTCAACACTTTAATCTGCATATCGCTCAACGATTCACGGAAGAAATCCGGGACGCCCAACATTCCGCACATCTCGGTGCGAAGTGTGCCATCGGCGGCAATGCTCACCAGACCGCCGTAGTTCTCGATGAAACGCCAGCAGCAGCGGCAGGTGTAATGCTGCCGTTCACGCTCCAGAATGCCCTCAAGATACGCCTCGAACAACCCGGTAGCGTTCGTGGTGAACAGCGGCCCGGACAACGACGCCACTCGCTGAGCGATTAGCTTTTCGAGTGCGGCGTAATCGTGGTCAGAATCGACGCGAACAGATGAATCGGAGACGGTTGACATGAGTTTCCTCTTGGCAAGAAACTTGGTTTTGAAACAGTCCGGCGTGCAGGACTCGAACCTGCGTCATTCGGTTTAGCGACCGACGTTCTGGCACTGAACTAACGCCGAAGTCAGGGTAGAAGGGATTTGAACCCTCGACCTTCGCAGCCCAAGTGCGACGCTCTTGACCAAGCTGAGCTATACCCTGCCGCAAACATGATACGAGACGCATCGCCAAAAGAAAAGGTTCAAGCCGTGCAATCCGGCCACGGTTTGCCGATGGTCTTGACGCAACAACACGGCGTCAGCTCAAAGCCAGGTTGCTCTTGCCATTCAGGACAATCTGGAACAGTCATTGGCATCGGCACAATCCCTCAATCCCCCTGATACGCTCTTCCCACTCCCGCAAGGCGAAGAATTACGGCGTCAGTCATACTCGAAACCTCCACCAAAGACGATGCCAGCGCGGAGCAAAGCCCCACGGTGCGCACAGGCCAGACGTGGACCACGGCGGCATCTCGAAGCGCCGGGACGGCTGATCGGGTGGGAAAACGTAATCGGGATTCATTTCGCCGCTCCCCTGGCCTCTTCCGTAGCCTTCGCCACGACCTGAGCAGCCTTGCTCTCCTGGTCGGCCCTGTTCTTGGCGACGATCTGTTGCAGCGTTTCGGCCAACGGGGTGCCTGCCGCCGCTCGCAACATCTCGGCCAGCGTGTCGTCGGTGCTGTCCTGCTTCACGGACCCCGCCGTGTGCTGAGCGTTGGCCAGCTTGTGCAGTTCGTCGAGTTTTTCGTGGGTCGCATCCGTGGCCGATTGCAAGTCGGTCTTGACCGTCTGAACCTTCGTGGCCGCGATTGTCGCTTGTACGGCGGCTGCGTTGGCCGCATTGGATGCACCCTTGGCGGCGTCGGCAGCTTCCTTGCCCTTCGCGTCAACGCTCTGCTTCGTCCGGAATTGCATGTAGGCGAGAATAACGGTGACAGCGGCGGCAATAATTGCCTGCCAAACGGTGTCAGACATGGGAAGTCCTTTCCTCAGCGTCGAATGACCGCCTCAGTCGGCACAGTGATGATCCCGCCGCCGATCAGAAAGACCACCGTGCCAAGGATTAGGCAAGCGAAGAACGCAAGCCAAGGGGAGTAGTTTGGCGCACCAGGCACGGCTCCGAGTAGCGTGAGAAGCCACAAGAACATGGTCATGATGAAGCACACGACGCACACAATTAGAAGCATGTTTCACCCCGTTTCGGTTACTTGTCCTCTTCCTTGTCGCTATCTCTATTCGGGAACGCCTTCTCTCCGTTCTCAATCCACTTGACTCGCTCCGTCCTCAATCTATCCCTCTCGGCTACAGATACGCCCAACTCGCTCAGAAACCGCTGGAAATACGTCTCGATAACCGACGCGATCTGCACCGTCGAAACGAACTGAAGCCGGTCCTTCTCCCGGAGTTCTTTGCGGCGATCCTTGAGCATCCAGAACACTAGGAAGAACATCAAGCCAGCTGCACCAGCGTTTCCGCTAGACTGCAATACCCCGGCTATGGAAGAGAACTCAACGCTGCTCTGCCACAGAGGCAATGTCGCAATGCCGATGAAGAAACCGCCGAGCGTCTGAAAGAAAAGGGCGAACGCAAGTTTCAGCATCATGCCTGCCTTAGTGAGCAATTCGGTGTATGATCGCTGGCAACGCGCTTCCCACCAGGGCGAAGACGAAGATCGCGTAGAGAGTCCAGTACCAACGCCGACGCCGCTTGTGCGATTCGTCGTCGCTCTGTGTCCTCTGATCGTACTCTTGTCGAAGTAGGTCGATCATGCTGGGAATCCTTCGCATCGTGATTTTGTGTGACATTTTCGCGTCCTCAAGAGTTTATCCCCTTGGGGACGGAATGCAATCGGGATGCCGCTATGCGATCTGCTCGATTACGACGCCCGCATCGTAGGCCACGGAACCGATCCCTGTAGTCAGCACCGCGATAACCTTGATAGCATTCGCCCCGCTGCGGACCACTGTCGGCGGGAAGTTGAAATTCCCCACCGTGGCCAAACTAGCCGAAGTCAAACCCATCGGGAAGAAGGTTGCGGTTGCCGAGTTGCTGTTTTCGTCCGTATAGGTGCATACCAGATTCAGCACGTCCAACGATCTGGCCGTGATGTTCAGGTACGGTGAGACTCGGAACGAACCTAAGCTGCCAGGCGTATATGTCGTGATCGTCGCTGCCCCGGTCAGGCCGGTGGAGTCGTTGCCGGCAACCCTGACCGGGCCGACTGTCAGCGGGTTGACCAGCTTATGAACGCCGGACACAACTCGTGGAATATAGCCATTTGTTGGCGAGTTAAAGGTCGCCGAGTCCAAGCCAGTGCCGTACCAGCCGATTACTTTGGCTGGAGAGGAAGAAACGAGGTCGAGTCCAACCAAGGCAAGGGCCAAAGAGCCTGCCGCTTCAAACAGCCCATCGACAAAAGTATCTCCGGCAGCTCCGGTTCCTGAAGCTCCGTTCGTCTCAAGATTGACGTTGCCGGTGCCGAGCGGCGTTACCGCGATCGTCCCGCCAGCGCTAGCAATCGAGTTTACAATGAGAGCGTTCGCCCAGTCGCTTCCGTTCCACACGAAGCCGTCGTTGACATTCGGTGTCAGAGACGAACTGCCATCACTAACTAAGTTGTAGCCAACGCCAGGCGTCGGTGCACCTAATGCGGACATAAGCGATATAAGAAACGGACTGCCATAATTGTTACCGCTAATTCCTTGCTGTGTGACGCAGTGGTCAGACACCCTGGTCGTATCAATGTTGCAAAAGAAGCCCAGGTTCATGCTGCCGCCGCCCTGCATAACGATGGCTGCCACCGCATTGGAAGTGCCTACACCAATAGCAGCGTATAGGGCACCTGTCACATCTGTTGCATACTGGTAATAAGAGCCAGCACCACTCTCAATTAACGGTGAACTCATACGAAATAAGGCAATCGGATAGCCGGTAGCCCCCGGCGGGATCACCGTCGAGCCAGAAGTTAGCAGTATGTTAGCCCCCGAGAATCCAAGCGTGTCGGCTGTTTCAACTATGATGACAGGGCTGGAGCCTTGGAGTGTTACCTGCCCCCTGCCGCCAAGCGATGATGGCAAATAGGTAAACGAACCGTCGCCATGCCATGCTGTTCCGACTGAAGATGCTCCAATTTGGTTGCTGATGATACTTCCGGTAATACCAGGCGGAAGCAGCGTCGCCGTAGCATTACCGATCGTATCCCCAGTCACAAATGGCTGGTTGACCTCGCCACCTCCTGTGATGCCGATGGCCGGATAGTTGATCGTTAGATTGCTGACATTGCCGATTGTGCCCCCACCTGGTTTGCCGATGACAGTTAGCGACCCGGTTGCGTTGCCTGTCGTGCAACAGCCGATCGACATACCGCCGCCGCCAATGTTCGTTACCGGACCAGCGAAATAAAGATTGGTGATACCGGCAGTCGTGGACGAGCCAGGAACGGTGACTGTCAGCCCAGCCCAATTGATATAGGCCGCTGGGCAGTTGTCCGGAGACGTGCCCGGCGTGATTGTGATGTAACTGCCGGCGCAAATGCTCTGTGTGGTAATCGTGCCGTCTCCAAAGCACACCAGCACATTATCGGAGAGTAAGTAAACAGGACTGCCCGCTTCTTCCTGTGAAAAATTGGCGACACCTCCAGGAACCACTCGCCAGGGCGAGACTGGGACGCTGACAGACCCCGCGAAATAGGCGTTGGACATGCCATCGTTGATGCCCTGATACACGTCGCTCGCCGTGATCGGCGTCTGTGTGAGCAGTGTGCCTGGAGTCAGGATAGCCCCCGGCTGAATGGTGAAGCCGCCCGGACCAACCTGCGCGTCTGAAGCGATCTTGAGGATACCGCCGCCAGTCGCCACGCCGCCGATCGACGAAGAGGACGGCAGCTGGAATTCCGCGGTCCCGGCGAAATGCGTCGCTTGCCCAGGCGGACCCATGCCGAGAAACTCGCCCGCTGTCCAGCCGCCGACGAAGAGTCCGCCGAGTCCGAGCGTGGCCGCGCCTAGCGATGCCGAGCCGAGACCCCAATACATCGTCGGGTTCGGTGCGCCCGTCGCTCCTGCGCCAGAGGCCGCGTTGAAAATGATAGCGCCCGGACCGACGTAATTACCAGCCACGATGCAGAAGCCGGTGAAGGAGTTGCCAGAGTACGAATTCACGGTCACGTCGCCGGTCCAGACCAGCAATCCAGGCCCGAATGTCCCGCCTCCTACCGTGGAACTCCCGGTGAGTGTGATGCAGCCGAAGGAACTGCTGCCCGGCTGGTAGCACCACTCGTTAGCCGTCGAACTATCGGTGCCGGCCCCTAGCAGTGCGCCCGGTGTCACGCCGATGTCGCTGAGGCCAGCCTGATTGTTGCAGCCGATCCCGAATGTACCGCTGCCGAGTGACGTGTTGTTGCCGGGCAGAGAGGCGCTCGTGAATGTGGCTGCTCCAGCCGTCGTGAAATACTCCTGTATCCCACCAGCGGCGGACCACGTTTGGCCGCCGCCGCCTGGATACGTCTCTGAACTGCTGCCCCAATACCAGCCAGCATTGAGAACGATCTCCGTGTCGAACACCACGCCGCCGATTCCGGGTTCAGCTTGCTCTCCCGGCGAAGGCGGTTCGGGAGGACTCGGCGGCGAAGGCGGGTTGAAGCCAGTGAAGAAAACGAGCGAATTGACCGGAACATTTGTCGTGAGCGAACCGCCTTGGACGAGGCTCGTGCTGATCTGCGTGCCGATGGTTTGGGTCAGGCCGATGGACCAGTTGCCGCAACCGTCCGGGGTCAGGCCGCAAGTGTCCGATTCAAAGGGCAGGCCCGGCGACGGAATCGCTTGCCAGAGGAAATACCACGTCTGGCCGTCGTCGCCAAGCCAGAGGTCAACGAAGGTTCCGGTTGGGACGTTGACATTGCCGTTGCGTTCCTGCGCCAACTGGTTGCCGACAACCGATTGGATGCCCAGCGGGTTCTGCGCCTCGACGCCGCTCGTTACTTCGAGCAGGCCGCCCGGTGTCGATGTCTGGGCCGTGCTGGTCGTCTGTTGAAACGAGTAGAACGGATAGCCAGCGACAACTTGCCCGGTTATCTGCCCGCGGATCGTGACATTTGTCGGCGTGAGCAACGACACTTCGTCGCCCTCTTCGGCTTGGAACCCAGTGCCAGCGACGTAAACCTGTCCGGCACCGTCCGCGTTCCGGTTCTCTTCGAGTCGGCGCGCAGTCTCCTTGTTCTTGGCCGGGTTGTCGGTCGGGATCGAGAAAAAACCTTCAGGGAATCCGGGACATGGATCGCGCATGATTATGGCTGCACTGGACGGAAGAGGTTGTTGAGATCTACCACTTTGTAAGGTTGATTTCCATAGGGCTGTCCGGCAGTCGGAAGATTGGGCGCCTGTAGGAGCTTGCCAGCTAAATAGAACACTGGCCGATAATCCACGCCCACTAATCGCCCTGCGAACGGTTCTCCCCCCGGTATAGGAAATGGTGTCGACAGCCGCGTCAGCTGCCAGTTCCAACCGCGCGACGAGTAAGGAAATTGGTTCCAACCGTAGGTGACCCTGGCTGTCGGGTCCATTGTCGAAGCACGCACGGAACCGAGATCGACATTCGGATTGTATACAAACTGGTATTTGAGATTCACAGCCGCTTGCCCGTCTGAAGTCCACACCAATTCGCTCGGCTCCCACGTCTTGAAAAGAACCGTTTGCGGAGAAAGTCCAGAGGTCGGGAACCATTCTGGATCGAAGCCGTATTGATTCACCCCGCCGACATAGGTTTGCAAGATACTCCACGGTACAGCCGCGAGCGGAACCTCTCGCCAGATGTAGGTCATCTGGATGCGCGGTTCCCAAATCGCCTGCCCCTCCTTGATGAGCGGCGGATAGCTCATCGTCGTCGGGAAGAAATCGCCGCCAGCCCAACAGCTGAATCCCAAACCGAGAACAGTGTAGCGCCCGCCCTCCCGGAAGTAACGGGAGACCATTCGCCGCATCAAGGCTTCGTCGGGGTAGCCGTTGAAGCGATTCAGCGGCGGATAGCGCTGAATCCCCAGCGTCGCCGCGTCCTCGCAAATCTGGTAGTCGAGCGTCTGGTACTGCGCTGTTACTTCCGTGTTGTAACCGTTGCCCACGTCGTCTTGCGATAGCTCGACGTAGTTCGGATCCATTGAGCCGATCGACTTGATGGCCGTGCTCGGGAAGGCCGTGCAGTACATCCAAGGTGGGAGCGCGTAGGTCGTCGATGTCGGCGACGGCCCTGGCAGTGGAGGGAATCCAGGACCATTGCCGCGTAGGACGCGAAGCATCTGAAAGGGATTGTACCTGTGCGGTGTCACCCGCGAAATGTAAGTGACTGGCAGGCCGTTGGTCGCGTTGGTCGTGCTGACTACTACCGGGTAGCCGATGAAATCTATCTCGGCTTGGATGCGTTTTGATCCCTGGATGAAATACTTGCGGAAGACTCGCGCAGCCGAACCGCCGAACGTCTCGGCAGGCGAATCGATCATCTTTTCAAAATAGTTCGTGTTGTGCCAAATGCCCGGCATGGCTCACCAGCTATGAGGTTGTTGGGAGCGCGTGTCGTAAAGCGCCTGCGTGAGTTTCGCCATTGCCTCAAGCTGGTCGCGCAGGTTTGCTTGCTCAAGCGGACCCTGATCGCTCTGCATGCGGTAGAGATCATGCAATTCCTCTGCGCCGGCCGATTTGGTTTGGGGCATGCCGGCAAAACTCTCCAACAGGGGGTTCTTTTTCTTGTACAGGTTGTAGCTGGAATTACTGTCCCCTGCACCAGTAGTGGCACCGCCGATCGCGCTAAGCCAAGGTGGCAGGTCTGCTCCAACTTCCCCTCGGTACGCCCGCGCGTAGCCAAGAATTCCAAGACGTCCTTCCCGACGTTGTTTGGCAAGATCAGCGTTATACTGCTGACGGTACGATTCTTCTCGCGTATATTCCTGATTGCCTAGCCCCACTTGGATTTCCCGGCGTTTTTTGGATTCCTCCAAAGTTGCTTTTAGATTTGGATTTGCCACCCCGGCAGTAGACAAGGCGTTCTCGCGAAAGAACGTGCCTGCGGCCGATACTGCACCTGCAATTGCGCTGGCCCCGGCTATGATTGCGCCGGCGGGACCCGCAGCAGCAAGAAATCCAAGGCCCGGAATACCGGAAGCGGCTTGCTTGAACGTCTTCAGGCCGAACTCGGCACCCTTCGCCTGATCCTTGAGTCCTTTAAGCGCCTTCGCAGAATCCGTGTCCTGACGCGCCTGTTCGGTTCTTTGTTTCATCTCCTCACGCACTTCGGCCAACGACTTCGGCGGCGCGGACGGGATGTTTAATGGCTTGGCTGCCGGCACTTGCGAAGCTGCCGTTTCCGCTGCCTGTCTCTTCAGGTCTGCCCGCACTTCGGCCAGCGACTTCGGCGGACCTGCCGGAAAGTTAAGCGGACGTGGACCGGAAGGAACTGCGATGTTGGTAATGGCCGATGGGCCTTTCGTCGTGACGGGGATGTTGACCGGGTTATGCTGGGCCTTGGCATTGTTCTTTTTTAGAGCCGCATCCATGCCAGCGTCAGTGTCATCCTTGACAACCATTTCGATTTCAACGCGATCGCTGGTTGTGTCTCCCGCCATGACTTTGCTCCCGTCTCTCCTTCATACTCGCCTCGCGTTCCTGCGCCCGCTGTTCGATAAGATGCGGCGGGTAGCCCCTCCGCCAGTCGTAGTAACGCATCATGTCTCGCTGAGGCTTCTCGGTCTTCTGCTTTTCCGGCAAAATCGGCAACCGGTCCCTGTCTCGTCGGCAGAACACGATTTGACAGACGAAAGCCCAGCTCATGCCGCGGACGATTTCGGGATCGTATCGGCCCTCGGCTCCGTAATCGCAGAGCCGTTTGAAGACCCATTCCCATCCTGTTCGGGAGTCGTCACTGTCGGCGTCTCCCGCGACGTAGGGCGGCCAAGTGCGACCGCTCGCCAGTAGAGACCGAGCGGCTTACCGTCCTCCGTGCAAAAGAGCAGCTCCCGCGTGACAGGATCGGCGAAGATGTGATCCACAAGACGCACCGGCGTCCCCTGCGAGCACTTCTCTAGCATGAGCCACAGCAGATGCTTCTGACCCGGTTCGCTCTGCCGACTGCGGTCCGCGATGAACCCGGCCCAGTCGTAGGCGTCCGTATCGACGTTGTTCTGCCAGATGGTCATGTTTGTGAGATACGTCCCGGCCTCGACCAGTTCTTTTTGCCTGCGCGCGATCTTGGAGTGTGCCCGCATTTCGAGCCAGTTCGTGAACGCCTGCTCGATTTCGTAGGTCGGCACGGCGAACGACAACATCTTGCCGTCGAAGAGGAAATCGAATTTGGCCTTGAGAACGTCGCTCATGTGTTGTACCACTCGTCGGGATCATTGCCGGCGGCACAGATAGCGCTCAGCGAGACAGGCTGCAGGCCGTTGGCGTCGGAGTCCACGCCGAATCGGTTGATAAGAGACACGGCAAATAGCCAAGGAGTGACAGTTCCCGTTCTCCCCCCTGGGTAGACGCGAATGTCGATGAATGCACCCCATTCAAGAAAATCGAAAGCGGCCCCGAAAGGATCGTTTTCGGGATCATAGCTGGCCTTTGTGATCTCGATTTCGTACTTGGGAACCTGCGGCACCTGCCGCTCGCTCAAGTCTTCTCCGCTGGTGACATTGCCGGTGCTGCCATCAAGAGTGATGCGGATTTGCGCGGCTTTGTAGGCAACGTAAGTGCCAATGAGTGACAGTCGGATGTCGCAAGCGACGTTCAAGCCGACGTATTCGGTCGGGATGCCGGCCCAGGAAGCCACGATCCACCTCCCTTAGCAGCCGGCCAGCAACACGTTCACCGTCGCCGTGTTCGCCCCGTCGTTGTTGGTGATGAGCAAATTTGCCACTGTTGCCGAAACAGCAAAGCCGATACTGTCGCCGCAAATATGCCGCGTGTCCGCACCTGGACCGCCCGCGCCGTTGCGAACTGGCTCACCTGTGCCACCACCGAACCAGCCGGCGAACGGGCTAGTGGATCCACCCGACAGCGTGATACTGGATGCTGAGCCAGCGCCGCCGTTCAAATACGCTTCGATGAGTTTCAGACCAGTGACCAGGGCAAAGTTTAGCCCGGAACCGTTTGTCATCGTGATCGTGGAGACGCCAGCGATCTGAGCAACCCCGGTGTGCAAGTTTATCGAACAGACACCGGAAGGCGGAATCAGGAACAGGTTTTCCGTCTCTTGCGTGACAAGTCCTGCGCCTGTGCCAGGATTAAAGGTCAGTCCACCTAAAGACGGCTTGCAGAGCGGATAGGAACCGGACAGTGACCCATTGACAGTGTTGTCCTGCCCGGTATAGCCAATCGGGATGTTGCTAATGTAAATACTGTCGCTTGAATTGGACATTCTTACACACCCCCTACGATTGAGCCAACACGCCCCGAGGTTCGATGCTCCGAAACTCCAGCGTGAATCCAGTCCGCATGAGCTGGAGAAAACTTGCTGACCGATCCACAATCACGCCAGGTCGCACCTTGCAAGCGGTCACTGTCGGGCACTGGGCCAGGATCATATTCGTGTTCGGCGGCCAGCGGAACACGCGGATTAGAGATTCCCGCCAGCCGCTGTACACCGGCCGCCTGCTCGGATCGCGCAAATCGTCGCGGTCCAGGATCGCACACACCAGTGGCCGCGTAACCGCGTCGTTGTATTCGTCGATCGCTTCATAAGTCTCGCTCACACCCTCGGTGGAAAAGAGCACGGCCGGGAAGTCGACCGGCTCCGGGTTTTCCTTAATCTGATCCCACACCTGCGCAGCTGACAGGTACGGGAACAAGGTCGGGTTCTGCTGAACCGAAGCGATTGTCAGAGCCTGGGAAGCCAGGATGAGTTTTTCGCTGACAGCGACGTATGGCCTTGGACTCATCGCCGCCTCGCTCTCAGTTGCCTGACAGCCTCTTCCTTGAGGATGCGTTTTGCTTCGTCGAGCAAATGCCGATTCCAGCCAAGAAATACACGCGGCGGAATGTTCGCCTTTGGTGCGCCATACTGGTGGAAGTGGGCATAGTAGAGATTCGTCCCATAGGTGAGCGAAGTCGGCGTTATCTGCTCTATGTGTCCGCCTTCTGCTCCATCACCCTGATTACCGGCCCCCGCTGTCGTGTTCCGCAGGATGCCGGTATCGAGCAGGGGCTTGTCGGCTTCGTCCGCATACACTCCCTTGCCGCGAATCTTCTTTTGAATCTTCGCTCTGGCTTTCTGTCCTCGCGCTCGAGGCCGTTTCAGCGGCAGCCAAGCGTTTCCTTCCGGATCATGCGAGCCCTGGAAATTCTCCTTAGTCGCCGCACCGAGCAGCTGCTTGATGATTTTGAAGGCTCGCGTGTAATCGTTCATCACCAACCTATGCCGTAGGGGCCGCCCCCGTAGTCAGGGCCGCAACAACCACCGTAAGGACCGCCTCCCGGACCGTTTTGCCAGGACAGATTGATAGCCGTCTGGCTCGGTCCGGTCATGCAACCGCCCGGCAGTTGGTTCGGCGCCGCGTTCGGCTGCTGCCACACCCCGGCGATGCTCAACTGCGTCATGCTCTTCAGTTCGGCCCGCTTGTCCAAACTCCGAATCTGTAACGCATCCATCTGCGCCGAGTCGCCGGCCAGAGTGTAGGTCCAGAAGAGTGACTGCTGAAGCTCGAATTCCGCCCCGCGGTCCCACTGGTTGATCTGGGCAATCGAGAAGCCACGCTGCGTGAGCGCGTCAACGATGTCCTGGTAAGCGCTGTTGTGCGATCCCTTGCCTGCGAAGGAGCCGACGCCAATCACAATCTGGCTCCAGAACGGTGCAAGGGCAGCGGAGCCGCCCCGCTGCCTGAGCATGTTGGCCACCGCTGTCAGAATGTCGGCGTCCTGGATGAACATTTACCACAGCCCCACGATGCCTGTTGCGCTCGTGCCCGTTGCGAAAACTCGGCTCGGATTGATCTTGAGATACCCGCCTGCAACACCTGCGAATGAGCAAGAGCCGCTCCCGGCCAAATTAACCGACACAGAGCCGGCCCCGCCTATGTAAAGCTGCTGCGGAATAGTGGCCAGGTCCATCGTGTCGTTGCCGGTAATCTGCGCCGCATTCTGGAACGAATCGACCGGGATAACCGCGTTGGCCCCCTGATGTAGTCCCTGCCACGGCCACGTCATTGCGGAACCCTCTTTACTTGCGGCGTTTGTTCTGCTCTTCCAAAAGCGAGCGGATTGCGGCTAAGTCCTGAGCCATCGCCGCTTGCCGTCCCTCGAGCGTCTTGATGCGGTCGATCCAAGTGACTGCCTGCTCGGTCGGCACTGTCTTGTATCCCGGCACCTCGCCGCCACGCGGGTTGCCCTTGTCTTTGGGCCGCTGGACAATTTCGGCAGGCAAGTGGTGCTGCTCCAACACGTCGCACGCCTTGCAGCGCCTGCCGGCAGGCTTCTGGCTTATTGCCGGCTGCCCGCTGTCCGTGTGCGGTCCGGTGCATTCCACGAATACATGCGCCGGAGCCGGAAGGCTGCAGACAGAGCAGATAACGTCCGGGCCGCTCATGCACAGAGAGCCTTGGCATTTGGCACAGTGTCCCAGACGCTGCGGACTCTTTAGATTCAGCATCAGATACCCTCAAAGCCAGCGGCGGTTGCGTATCGTTCTTCCAGCATCTTTTGTTTTGCAACAGTCTTTTGCCGATCAGCTTTGAATTCGACTCTGATTGTGAAAGAGTCTTTTTCCCACTGAATCGACAACCTCGGCTTGCTGGTTGGGAAGCTATTGGCAGCGTTTTCGGCAAGATGTTGCAGCTTGTAATAGATGCCTGTCAAGTCGTCAAATGCCGGAAGGTAGGGTATTGAAAAATCCCCTTCCGCTTCGTAATCATTCGGTTCATCGACACAAGGCAACGCAGCATGGCGTCTATTAAAATGCGCATCGAACGTGATACGAAGACGCTCTTCTAATGCGCTGCGACAATCGCTTTTTGTGAAATCATAGACCATGTTTATCACACGACTCCATCAATCACTTCGGAAAGAACAGGCGGGGTAGTCCGGCTTGCGACACATCCCGCCGTCCGCGGTCGCTATGTAACGTTGTCGAGATATTGCGAGGTCACCTGATCGGCATAGCCCTTGAAGATGTTTTCCGTCTGGCTGATGAGGCTCAGTTCCAGCGCCTGCTTCAACAGGATTTCGATGCCGGAACTGTTCACGATCATCAGCGTGTTCTTGTTGAACTGGATTTGCCCATTGGCGTACTGGTTCGGGTCGCCTGTCTGATTCTTCGGCAGGATGAACTGCCGCAGGCGTGTGTTCATCGTCTGCAAGGCCGTCAGCACCTCGGCGATCGTTGGTGTGTTGGCATATTTGCAGAGCACGGCCGTCCACCAATAACCGAAGGCCGGCGCGCCGCGAAGCTCGGCCCATGCGCGCGTTACGCGATTCAAGGACGATGCGTTATCCCCGGCGTCGGTGCGGAACTGAGCAGCTTCCCGATTCTGCCAGAGCAGTGGCTTGAGCATGCCGGCAGTCACGAGACCAACCATACAATGCGTGATCCCGTCGTTACCGGCAGTTGTCGCTGTGAAGACGTTGCCGCCAGCCGGATAACTGCCGATAACGTGCGTCGCGCTGAAGAAATTGGACCCATCAAAGCACGGTGTCGTCTGGCCAAGCGCGAGGTTCTCTTGCACAGCAATCGTGTACCAGTTTTTGGCGTTTTTGCCGAGTTCCTTCGACTTCAGCATGTAACCGCCGGTCTGGTCGTCTTTGATGTCGTCGTTGAGAATCTCGAACGCACCGTCATAGACGATATTCGGCACCTGGTAGTTGACCTGGCCGATCTTGCCGAAGCGCCGGTATCCCTGCCATGCTTGGATACCGGGAGCCGGATCCATCCAGGCGTACGTTTCGATGCGGCCTGTCGAGGGGAACTGATTGATAGCCTTGTCGATCGGCGGCGGTTCCGGCGTGGCGTTGTACCCCGAAATGAATTCGTTTCGGGCTGCCAGCGTGAAAATATCGACTTTGTTGTAAGCCACTGTCAGGCCCGTCCAGCGCCACCCAAGCGCCAACCCGCAAGGTCAAGGGGACTGAAGAACCGGGTTGGATTCTTCGGCATGCCTGCCTGTCCCCGTTGATTTTCACTCAGCCCTTGTCGAACAAATCCGAGGTCTGCTCGTTCATCGCCTCGCCGTTTAGACCGCTCATAACCGACTCGTTTACCGGCAACCGATTGTGTTGCAGCGGTCCGCCGTCAACACCCATCCGGATGCGGTCCTTGGCTTCTTGCTCCTGCCGCATGATCTCGGCAACCATAGATTGCAGCTGCCGCCGCTCGCCTTCAAACCGCAGAAGTTCTTGCTTCGCGGCCTCAATCCTGGCGTCCAGGGCGGCACACTGCTCGTTGATGAATTCCGGCGTAATCATTACAGGCTCGCAAAGCCAGTCCAGCCACCTGTCCCAGACGTGGCCGAATAGAGTCGCGTCGAGGCACTGCCGTCCGTGCGTATGTAGAGGGAACTGATACCGACAGAGATTGTCGGAGCACCGGAACCGACATAGATACCGGGAGCAACCGAAGAATTCGAGATCGTCAGGCCATAGCCGCCGGCACCGCCGGCACCGATAGATGAATTGCCGCCGACGTTGAGACCTTGGCCGATTGTGGCCGCGCCGGAGACAGTAAGCGTCGTCGCTGTGGTGATGCTCACCTGCCCGCCGTAATCGGGCCGAATTAGCACGAGCGTTGAGGTCAAGACCTTGTCGACGTAGCCGACGCGGATAAGGTTCGTCGACGTGTAGCCGACGTGTGCGTCGTCGACCACGTAGACCGCCTTGCCTTCGTCCCCCTGGACGGCCGACGCGATCGCCATACCGAAGCGGAAGGGTCGCTCGGATTGCAGCGGCGGATTCAGGGAGGCTGATGCATCGCCGGGGCTGACAGTGACCGGCTGACCGCCCGGATAGATGCCGTCGAACTTCAGCCCCGGCGAATCCTGCGCGATCACCACTAAGCCGTTGACAGTGAGGGCTGTCATCACGCCAGGATAGAACGTGATGGCGGTTGCTACCGTGTCATTGCCGCGGGTGATTTTGTCGTCGCCCCATGCGACTGTGAAGTCAGGCACCGTTGCGGTTGCGTTCGCCATGATTCGATTTCCTGTTTGGAGACAATCTTTCGACCAACCGCTCACGCCACGTTCTTCGCGCCTTCCAAGTACTCGTCAGCGCTCTTGATGTTGCCCGTCTTCAAGCCGTCTTCGTAGCCCTTGAGGAACGCTTCGCGGGTTACGCCCGACTTCCGCAGCTGCTCGGAGTACATGTCGTAGGTGCTGCCCACCTTGGCCTTGCCAGCGTCCAGTTCCTCGGAGAACTTGCCGACGGCGGAAAGCTCTCCGCGGCGCACGACAGGCCGGCCCGCCTCGATCTGCTTCTTCTTCCATTCCAGGTGTCCGAGCATCGTCGTCTTGCCCTTCTCGGAGAACCGATGCACCTTCGGACCGCCCTGCGCGTCGAGCGCGGCCAAGTCGAGAAGCTCTTGCTTCAAATTGAAGGGGTTGTTCGGATCGAGGTCGGCCGCTGTGATCTTACCAGCGATCCTCATGTGCTCGCAGAAGCGGTCAATGTCCACGGCTGCCGTGTTCTGGTCGATGGTGTCGACCCGCTTGACCACGCTGTCGACCTTGGCCAGCAAGCGAGTTTCGATGCGGGAGGCGGCCAAGTCGATCAAGCGATTCATCGCCGTTTCGCTGAGCTTGTCCATTTCCGGAACCTTTCCGTTATTAACGACTGGCGCTGAGGCGGCCGGCTTGTTCTTATTAGAGGTTGGATTGTCTTCGCCGAACTTCTTCAGCTTTTCGGCATAGGCGGCCATCTTCTGCGCGCGAGCGGCATAGGCGGCCTTTTCTTCGTCGTCCTTCGGCGGGGTTGGGTCTTCGTCGTAGTTCGTCTCTTCCTGGCCGTCCAGCATGTCGGCCATGCGGCACATGGCAGCCATCATCGCGTCCGGCGACTTCATGTCCTCTTCCCCGGCCCCGGCTTCGGCCAGACGCTGCATCATCTTTTCCTTGTCCGGCGTCGTGCCGTCGTCGGCCATGTATTTCTTCATGTCTTCCTCGCCGAAATCATCCGGATCAAGACCTTCCTTGGTGTTCTTGGTCCAGATGGCTTTCAGCTGGCCTTTTTTGTTGTTGTTGCTCTCCAAGAATTTCGGCATGGGTGCTACCTCTGAAAAGCAGGTGACAAATCCTTGGCCGGGCAACACGTCCCGCAGCCCCACGACTCGCAGCCCCCGCTCGCTGTGCGCTGTCGGCATCGGCGGCGGCTTCAGGTTCTTGTCCTGGGGAATCTCGCCGCCCAGCACGGCTAACCGCCGCAACATCCGACCCCGACCCGGGATCCCCTCCGGCGGCTGGTCGTATAACTCGACGCTGACCGCCCCATACTTCCCCTTGAGCAGGTCGTCTTCCAGTTCCGGCGAGACGTTTCGCAGGTCCAGGTAGAGCTTGCGTCCATCTGTCTTCGCGTCCTCGACCCACGCTCCGGCTGGAATACTCGTATCGCTCAGGAACTTCTCTTGCGCTTCCGGCGTTTCTTCGTGGCCACGAACTACCGGAACATCAAAGCCGGGTCGCTGACCTTTGCCGAACTCGCGGAAGTTGCGAACGATGTCTTCGAGGTCTTGCGGCGTGTATTTCTTGCCGCGCTTCTCTCCGATGCTGAAGGCTTCCACACCCCGCATGCGCTTGCCGGCTGGTTTGGCGTCAGGATTCTTGTCGGAAGCAACCGGCACATTCTGGCCCCATCAAAACGAAAAAAGCCGCAGCTTGTCTTTGAAGACAAACCACGGCTTTAATATCGCAATGGATTGCGGCGCTTCGCCGCGAGCAAGTTATTAGGATTCAATCTAGAGCAATTTATCCTTGAAAGTCAAGTATCATTCAGTCGCGCTCGCAACTTTTCTCCATTTATCGTGAACGGTAGAGCGAGCAAAAGCGGCGGTCTTTGGCCAGGCTCGCCGTCCAAAGTGAAGTTAGCGTGGAAGGCTCCCGGTCTCCCCAGGCGGATACGTTCCTGGATGCGCTGCCACAATTCCGCACAGAATTGGTCGAACACTTGGCGGTTGCGATCTTCCGTAGTCGGCGTCATTCCATTTCCTTTCTGAACACTTGTGCCGACGTGGCCCGAGCATAACTCACCGGGGCCGCTTGCCGCAAATTGCAAGCCGGACAGCACCACACTTCCGAGACGATGCGAACGCGGGCCGCTACGGCGTCGACCGTACCCAATGAGAGCATGGCGGCCCCGCAGTGCTGGGGAATGGAGCGGCGAACAGGCTTGGCTTGGAGGGTCATTCCTTGGCCTCTTTCGCTTCCGATAACCGCCTCTCCACGTCTTCTTTCGACGGGGTCTCGATCGCCCCGTCCGAAGCGTCCGCTACAGCCTCCATCAGTTTATGGAGCGTCTCGACTTCGTGCCCGTCTGCGAATTCACTCATCTTGCCCCTCAGTGCTTTGGCCGCGTGCCATGCCTTCACTGTGGCCAGCACTCCCGCCTTGACCGCGAGCGTTGTCCCCGGCTGATGCGCGTTGACAACTTGCTCGAATAGCCATTGATCCGCTGTCTTCAGAGCCAGAGGCGAGAGCTTGGCAGCGGCGAACTTTGCCACCGCCTCGGTCACTCGCTTGCCGATCTTGGCCACTCGCTCCCGCAAGGCCGGATCGCGTTCCAGGTGCGGCGTCAGTTCTGTTTCGAGTTTAGCCGTCGCTTCGTGGTGCTCGGCTGGTGTATCGCTCTCGCCTTCAGCCGGGACACGGCCGCCGCCCTTCTTGAACTGGCCGCCGTGTTCCTCAAACGTCTCGGCATGTTTGTGGATCAGGTAACCGATGTTGCCGGACCTGTGCGGTTCGTGCTCTTTTGGCTCGGCGCCCGGCGCGTACATGCTGGCATCTCGCTCCTCTTGCGTCGTGCCGTGCCGCCCTTCGAGGGGCGATCCCGTAATGTGTCCGGCTCGCCAAGCGGCGTGAATGGCTGTGTCCTGATCGGCGCGTGAAGTGATGCCGCGCTTCACCAGCGTCTTTCGAACCTCAGTCAGCGGAGCGAGGTTGTTAGGGCCGCCATGCTCCTTGACAGATTCGGCGACGTGTCGGACATGCTCGGATGGCGCAGACTTCGGCGTCTCAGCTGGCTTACTCGCTTCCTTCGTTTCGAGCTTGCCATAGTTCTTCTCATAATCCGCCTTGACGTGCGCCGGGATCGCTTCACCCCTCGCCGCTGCTTCCTTGATCTGCTGCTTCCAGCTGCCGCCGTGCTCTTCAAGGCTCTTGTCGAAGGCGGCTTCGTCAGTGAGCTTCTTGTTCTTCTTCTTATGCTCATTCGCTCGCTGGCGGATGCTGTTTTGGTGCTCAAAGAGCGTGCGGCCTGTCGTGCCGGATTTGCCGGTGAATTGGCCGGTCTTACTGTCATGCTCATGGCCGGCGGCGTCTTCAGCGAAGTCTTCCGTTGCTGGCCCCATGCCGTCGTTGACTGTCACTACTTCGTCGTCCAGGCCGTCCAGAATCGAGAGCAAGTTTTCGGCTGTGCTCTTCACGTCTTCCGATGGATCGTCGCTCCGCAGGGCCGTCCGTACGCTCTCGGCTATTGCCGTAGCTGGCTCACCCCAACCGTGGTCACAAAGATGAGCAATTTCTTCAACGTCCTCTTGGCCTCCGATCCATTCCGAGAAATCCCCCCATCCTGTAACCGATGCCAGGAAAGTCGGCGTGCCGGAGTCTATGGAAAGATAGACGCTCATTTCTTCGCCCTGAAGACTTGGCCCGTCTTAGTGTTCTGGTAGCCCTTGCCGGTTTCGTCCTGGAAGAATTTCCACTTGCCGACGCGCAATTTACCATCCGTCCGCGCGGCCGCTTCCGGCAACTCCTTCTCTGGCAGGCTCATCATTTTGAGCAACTCGGCTTCGTCCTTACACTCGTAAAGCGACCCGATGCGAGCAGACCCAGCCACGCCGCGGCGGTAGTAATACTTCCGCTTGGAATCGTCGCCGTGCTTACCTTCGCCCTTCGCATTATAGATGCTCTGATCGTCGCTTACGATGGTGTGGAACGTCTTGCCGGTCTCTGATTCCTTGACGATCTTCCGCACCTGGGAATAAGAGTCCATTGTGATCTTTGAATTACTGTTGTCCACCAGCGTCTTCAGTTCACACGGGTCGCCGCTCTTCGTTGTCACATCCATTGGCTCGCTATCCGGATGGGAGATGCCTTGAACCACCTTGGCAAATCGCGGTTCATTGTACTCTTCGGCGTATCGCTGAATATCCTTGTTTACCAGCTTGTGAGCGAGCTTGGCTCGTGCCGCTTTCTCGCTTGGAACCTGTTCAGGAACTTTTGCCGCTTTCGCTGCTGGCTTGGCAGGTTCAGTCTTCCCGGTTTTCTTCGCCTTGGCCTCTTTCGTTCCGCTACCGCCCGATCCCTTCTTCGTGAACTGGCCACCGCCTTCGCCCTTGCCCTTGTGCTCATGCCCTTCCGCATCCTCTGCCATCCTCCGCCATTCCTCTGCGAAACGCTTAACTTCGCTGAGTGTGGTGATGCGGGCGCCGGCGGCCTGAAGGCGCGCCCACTCCGACTTGTGAACGGGAGAAATTGAACAACGGCATGCGTAGCCATCGAAGGCGCCTTTGACATAATCACGCACTTCGGCGAAGTCCTGATCGTTGGCAAAGTATTTGTCAAAGTGTACTTCGTGTGATTTCCTCTGTCTGCCGTCTCTAATTCCGAGATAGCGCCAGCAAGGGAATTCATCGGCAATATCCGGGTCTTGCAGTTCCTTCATTTGGCCATCGTTTAAGGCCGTGGCCATGTTGGTCCTGTAAACATTTTCAGCGTAGAAACTGTTGGTCGGCGTCACCCCGCATTCATCCAGCACCGCCTGCACCGCCTGCCTGCCGCTCAGTCGCTTCGGATAGCCGCTCGGGGTGAGATCGGCCACGGTTGGCCCTTCTGCCGGGATAACCGCCGTTCCCGCTGGCGTCGTGGCCGGCTCACCAGGAGCATGGCCCGCTTCGAGGAAGCTGCTGATGACCTCTTGCACGCGCTCGAGCAAGACCTTTTCCGTGTTCACTGCCAAGCTGAAGGCGGCCTTGTTCTGGCCGGCTACCCACTGAGACGGCTTCACGCCGATCGAGGGGATCAGGCGCTTGAAGAAGTTGAGAGCCTCCCACGGTGTGTAGGGATTGAGCGGTTCAGCGAATGCTGAAAAATCCGTCGCGTCGGTAGCGGCGAAATCGGTCATTCGTTGCTCTTGAGGATGATCGGTTCGTCGGCGCGGTCCAAATTGTAATACATTAGGGCTGGCGTCCCATCGTCAAAGACTGGTTTATTCAGCAACGCCACTCGCCGAATTCTCTTGGGTTCGTGATAGACTTCCGCGCTCACATATTGATAGCGTTCCGAGAATGCTTCGGCAAGGAACACGTCGCCTTGTAGGTAGGTGCCGGTGATGCGAAGCTTCCTGATCTCGCCAACCTGCTTAATGTCGTGGTAAGGTTCTCCGTTCTCGTCATTGCCGCCAAAAGACGCGATAACCGGGATGGGGTAGACTTGGTTGCGCATAATCTCGCACAAGTCTTCTCCGGTAATGTTCAGGTTTGTCGAAAGGATTCTCATGGCTGTGACTCCTTGATTTTGGCTACAATTTCGCCGTTAACTCTTGTCAACCCTTTCGGGAGAGGCCGCGATCCGCGAGCATGCAAATAGTTCATCACCATTACAAGCTCTTCCTCCAGCGTCAACCCGGCCTGCGTGCGCAGATTTTCCATGAACAGCACGAAGCCGCGTGTTGCTTGTGTGAGGCGGGTTTCGGGAGGGTGCGTCGTCACTGATACTTCTCCAATCTCTTCCTCACGATAGCCCTTCCAAGCAATTCGCTTGTGGAATTCGTCGCTGCCAGGCTCGCCGCCAATTGGTCCCGCTCTTCCGGCGTAAACAGGCTCTTGGCCTCCAGTGGCGAACCACTCTTCAGCAACCGCCCGACGGCCGCCTCCATGATCGTGCCCAGCGTCGCGGCGCCGTGCTTCTCCACGCGATTCAGGAGCCGCTGCACTTCCCTGCCGTCCGGCCCGGCCAAGGCCGTGTCCCGCTCGTCCTTGACCTTGACCTGCGACGGCTTGATCTCGACCCCCTCATCGAACGTACTGACCCCACTGCTCTGAGAATCGAAAGGGAGGCGTGCCGGCCCCTCCCGGAGCCGGCGCAGTTGGCGGAGCCGGCGCACCGGCCAGTGTATCGTTTGGGTCTCCCTCGTGCGGAGCCTCCGAGCTGAATTGCTCGCGGAGAGATTCCTTGCTCTGGTCCAGGCCGAGAGCCTTGATCCCTGTCGCGATCGTGATCTTCTTCGTCACATCGTCCGGATCGACCTCTTCTACGCTGGCGAATGGATAATCGGACGCGACAAAGTTCAGATCTGTCATGTCCTTGAGCAAGCCGCTGTCTTGGTCGTTAAGCAGGGCACACACTTCAGAGGCCGGAAAGCCCTTGAAGCTGTCCGCCGTGTTCGCATGCTCTTCCGAGGATCCCCTCTCCACTTCCTTGCCCCCTTGGAGGGCCTGCAATGTAGCGCCAGTGATTCCGATGTAGATTTCCTCGTCGAGCTGTCGGATGGACCCCTCAAACTCCGCATCGGACTGGCCAGCGATTTCGAGGGCCGTTACCTGTGCCTCTTTCGGGATCGAAAGCCAGGCCAGAGACTTCGCGTTCTGCAAGGCATTGTTCAGCGACGGCTGAATCGCAGCATTTTCGTAAGTGCCTATCAAGATCGGGAACGCCTTCGTGCTCAGGCCGATCTGTCGGAGCTTCCACGAAGTGTCCCGCAACCAATAGTGGAAATAGACGCATCTCAGCGCGCTGAGTCCGCTGGGCCTCTCGTACATCTTCATGCGCGAATAGATGATAAAATTCGACGGGTGCCACTCGACGCCGGAGTTGTAGCGCAGGCCAAGAACGCTCACGACGTTGCGGTATGCGTCTGTGTCGAGCACCAAATCGTTCCCAACGTCCTTCTGCTTCAGGCTAATGAGCACGTCTTTCCCGGCGAATTTACCGCGATCCTGATAGGCCCATACCTTCTCATTCACGCTGTAGCCGTCGATGAACCCGCCTGAGATGATCTTCCAGATGAGGCCCGATGTTCCCCCGGAGTATCGCCGCTGGATGTTCCACCGTGCGAACTCGGCTACCTGCGTGTCGGTCTTGTTTTTTTTATCGGCCGGGTGAATCTGCAAGGGCAGATTCGAGATGCCGAAGATTTGCGAGTTAAGCGCGCCGGTAATGACTGGGTCCGCATACATACGCCTGTAGGCGAGTCTCATACAGGAAGTTTCCCCAGTTCCAGTATCGTCTTCGTAGGGCAGGAACCACGGCAGCTTGATCGCTTGCGGGCCACCACGGACCTTTTCGCGCTCGAGGTAGACGGCAACCGGCTTGCCCTGCTCTTGCTTTGCTCCCCACCACGGTAGGAATTCGCGGATGCGCGCCAGGATGCCCCGGTTGGGCGGCGGGATGCTCGCAGCGTTCACAGCGAACGGGTCGAGGTAAGCGGTCGACATTACCAGCCCCTCCACCAGCGGCGCAGCTTTTGCCAGAGCGTGTGAGGATCGGCAAACTGGTGAGCATCCATTTTGTTATGGTCTTGTGTCTGAAATCCGCAACATGTACATGTAAATCCGCAACATGTACATGTAAAAACGCAGGTAGGCGGAAACAGGTTGAAGTTGCCAAACGACTCGACGCGCACGAAATTTGGAAGAGTGAACCAGTGGTCTCCTATTTTGATACGCTTGCTTTCCATGCCTGCTAGTGTAATCAGGTTTGCGGCGAAACGGAAGAGATAAGATTACTCATTGCCGACCTTTCTGCCGGCTCAAGAGTCGCCCGCTCTTCCGGTGTAACGCGCAGATTGATTATCGAGGTCTTCATGCCCGGAATTGTAACGCGCCGTGTAACGCGCAACAAGGCTAGAGCTTCTCGTACCAAGGACGCGATTCCCTATCCATCGAAGCCTCTTCGCCAGGTATAACTCCTAGTGGAGTAATCCCCATTTCCTTTTCCCTATTGCCCGAAGTCTGGATTTCACCCCCCAACCCGATATTCTCCGCTGCCCAGCATGCCAGGGCCAACGACAAGACAAGATCGTCATGCGTTCCTTCCCGCCAGCTCTCGAATGTCTCGTTGCCTGCCGGAGTAATCTTCACGCTGAAATTCTGTGCTTCCTTCACCAGCGTTGCCGCTTCGGGCAGTTTGTTGCTTATCGCTATCCGATGGGATTGGAAGAGCTTGACCAGCGTCGAAGCCAGCTGCTTCTTGGCTACTCGCCAGCGTCCCGAAGCGAAGTTGTTAGCCTGCGATCCGCCGGTGATTGTGACTGCCACCATGCGGGGGAATAGCTTTGCATCAATCAGGGCCTCGCGGATCATCTCCACGACAGCCACGCCGACGCCTGTTTCATCGACCACGAACAGCGGCAGCGGTTCTATCGGCGATGGGGTGAAGGAGCGGAAGAACTTCACCATCCATGCCGATAACTCGACGTAGGACGTGCCCAGCGGCCAGCGGCGAAGGGCCGGGACATTGTAGACGATTGGCGGCGCACCCGGTTGCCATTCGCTCCATTGGAGCAGTGTTAAAGCTGTGAAGTCGATTGATTTTCCAAGGTCCAGTCCGCAGACGCGATAAGTGCTCATTCTGGCAATACCATTGTTGGAACGTCTGACCGCAAAGAAGCTGCCAAATCCTCGTAGGCGAATAGGGCCGCGATCGTGTCCTCAAAGCTGACTTCATACTCCTGTCGATACCACCGCTCACCGAGGGCCGCACGCTCTTCTGCGAGAAAGGCAGGGGAGATACGCGGGCATTGATTGGCCTGAATCTTCACGCGCTTCCATTCGTTTGAACCGCTCCATTCCTCGAAGAACCATCCGCGACGGCCGAACGGCGTTGACAGGGCGATTAGTCGTCCCTGGCTGACCGCGAGCATAGGACGAACGGAACGATACAATTCGTCCGAGATGCGGGCAGCCTCATCCAGCACGAGCAACTTGACGCCTGAGTAGCCGCGAATTGTCTCTTCATCTCCTGGCAGAGCCACGATGCGGCTCCCGGTCGCCAGGGTCATTGTCAGAGCCGATTCCTGCACGATAGGGACAGGCTTGCCAATGGTGTTGTAAAGCCTCATCACCTTGTCGCGGAACAGCTCCGAAGATTGTCGTTGAGTAGGGGAGAGCAGAAGTGTAAGCGATCCTCTTTCGGCCAGAGCCGTCTTGATGGCGATAGCCGCTGCTACGCTCGACTTGCCGCCCTGCCGCGTGCAGAGCAGGAGCATGCGCGGGAACCACGACTTGAGCAATTCCGCTTGCCAAGGATCGGCGCCACCGACTGAATTAAGCAGGGAAGACGGCTTCCGGAGAATCTGGGCTATCAGCCTCTCCTGTTGCAGTTCCGCATCCAGTAGCCGTTCCATCGCCAGCTTTTCGGCTAGTGACAAGCTCTGCAAATTTCTGTCGAAGTCGGTCGTCAAGTCCGCCAACGGTGATGGTGTCATTGCCGCCAAACATCCCTAAATGCTTGCCGATTAGCTCAAGACCACGATTTACCACGCTGCCTTCCCAACGATATTCCCCGATGTTGTTTCCTTCGCGGTCGCGTACCGGCTCTTCCTGCATTGCGCGCGTTACATTCTTCTTGAGCGTGCTCAGAACCCAGTCCTGCGTTATCTCTGTGCGTTCCGACCTTTTGACTTGAAGTTCTTGGATTGCAGCTTGAATCCTAAGATTTCCCAATAATTGCGCACCAGTAACATCGGCGTTTTTTGCTTTATATCCTGCACGGATTACGGCTTGAGTCGCATTGAGGTCGATTAGGTACTCTTCAACGAATCGCTGCTGCTTCGGACGTAGTTTGTTTTCGGCCACATCTATTTACCCTGCCGGATTCGGCACAAACACCACGCCGCTGGGATTCTGTTGATTCGGCTCTAACACGCTGCCCACCAAGGGGATAGTATTGCCGTTCGATAAGGCCGCCTGAATCAGCCACGGATATGGAGCATACACGGAGGGCGTTATCGTTGTCGAGCCTAGCTGCGTCGTCTGAGGCGAAGTAAACTCCACAGTCAGCGTCGGCGAGCCCGAACCGAGGTTGACGCCGGAGACGTTCGCGCAGTTCTGGATGCCGCTCAGTGGTCCGTTGAAGACCAGCGGCGGTCCTCCGAGGATGCCGAAATTCAGCGCGGCCCCAACGAGCGACGGGACCCCGGTCAAATTGATGATGGCTGCCGGGTTGTTGTTCGCGATCAGGTACGACGCTCCGATTACGAGCGGCGCAATCGTGCCGCTGCCGTTGTACGGACTGGTGACAGTGAAGGAGGCCGCTCCCTGGAGATTGAACAGGATGCCGCCTGGTGTGCCTGCTGAGCACGATGCAAGGCCGGCGTAGTTCCAGATTTGCAGCAGCTGCGCCGCCGTGAACGTGCTCGATCCGCTTGCCGTATCGCTCCCGGCAAAGCTGATGGACGTGTTCGACAGGTTCACGCTCGCCGTTGAATTCGAGATTGCTGCCCAGTTGATGCCCACCGGCGCTGTCACGCTGCCCACGCTGCCGAGCACGTTGCCGAGCACGTTGCCTGTCACTGTGGTTATTGTGCCGCTCGATACCGTTACGGTCGGCGTCCCCTTTACGGTTGCCGTAGTAGTTCCATCCGAAGCGATTAGAGGCTCGAACGCCGTGCCCAGCGATGGCCCGGAGATCGTGACCGCTCCCACACCTGCGCCGAGGCCAACCGAGACACCGGCTATGTCGGCGGTGTTGACGTTGGGTAATCCGTTCGTGTCGCTCGTTATCGGGTGGCTGTTCGCGGCCTGCATGTTCACGTTCGGGAAGTTGTTGCTGTCCACAGAGACTGATTGGTTGTCCCACTTGTAGACTTCAACCATCGGCACGCCGTTGGTGTTTGTAAACTCTACTTGATTGCCGTCCCAATCTTGCACATTTACGTTTGGCAGATTATTCTGATCCACCACAGCTTGAACATTGGCATAATTCTTCACGTTTACATCAGGAACACCAGCCGTGGCCGCCGTTACAGGGCCTCCAATCCACCGCTCAACATCAACCTGGATCAGACCGCTGAGCAAACCATCAGGTACGCTCCCAAGCCATTTTGTGACATTGGCGCTAGTTGCTGTCACGCTGCCCAGCACATTGCCGTTCACGTTGCCGCTGACCGTCGTAATCGTCCCCGCCGTGATATTCGTCGTCGTCGCCACCGTGCCTGTAACTAGCGTGGCTGTGCCGGAGCCTGCGATGGAGACGGCTCCGAGGTAGGTCGAAGTCACGCTGCCAAGTTGCGATGTCGTGGCAAGGTTCAACTGGATGCGGTTATAAGCCGCCGTGGTCAGAGAAGGTGAGTCGATACCATTGAGCCGCACGCTGTTCGTGCCCGACATGAACCCGAATGTGTCCGTAATGTCTGCCAGCCGGAACCGATCCAACACAAACGCATCCAGCAGTGCCACGCCACCGATGCCTCCCACCGTCACGGCCCCGGTAATGTTCACGACGTCGCCGGGATTGTATGTCAGCGGGATCGTGCCGGAGCCTAAATAACGCCCCGTCGCCTTGTTTGTGGCTATCAACGCAAACGCCGTGTCGTCGCTACCGTTGTGGTTCGCTGTGAGCAGCGGTCCGGCTCCAGTCGTCGTGTCCGCATTCTGAGCAGCGCCGGTAGAAGCGTTCGCCGTGCTGAATTCGATGTACCAAACGTCCCCGGCCTTGTAGGTTCCGCTCACGCAACTACCCTCCCATGAATGACGGACGGTCCCACAGGATTTAGGCTGATGATCGGCGAGCCGAATGGTGAACACACGCGACCAGCTATCGCTTTACTCTTCCACAACTGTCGATTCTTTGTCCGACAATAAGCATACGGATCAATCAAATCCTGCAAAATCTGGCTCTGCGACATCGGAAAATTGAAGATGCGCACGTTTTCCATATTGCCAGTGAAGTACGACAGCGTGCCGCTTCCCTGGTTGTACTGCCCAATGTCCAGCGATCCGGTCGAAGCGTAGACGGCCGCCGATGAACTCCAGGTCGAAGTCTGCACACCATTCTTGTAGGCCACGAACGTCGAGCCGTTCCGCGTGATGTGGAACGTGTTCCAGGCATTCAGCGTGACCGCTCCGAGCGACGTGCCGCTCACGATGTCCCAAGCCGTCAAGGCGCTGCTCATGTAGGCCAGCAGATTCGCGCCGCCGGAACTGTAGCCGAAGAGAAAGCCCTGATAGCCCGCCGATCCAGAGGAAAGCGTACTGGCCCCAATCGCAACCTTGCCGTTGGCGTTCGAGGTCCGGAACTCGGTCCACGCGAAGGTAAAATTGTTCTTGCCGAACGCATACGGCTGCCCCGGCGTCGTCACGTAACCCGACGTGCCGTTGAATTTCCAGGTCCAGCCGGATTGTCCCGCAGTCCAGGTTACACCCGGCGCCGCCGCCGTGCCGCCGTTGAATGTGCCCGTATTGCCGTTGCCGCTCAGGTCGCTGCTCGAGCGCCCTGATCCTTCGTAGGCGGGGAAGGCGAGCTGTATTCCGGCAGAGACAACGCCCGGCTGAAGCACTGGCGACCCTGGTTTCATGATGGCCATGCATCACCCTAGATGGCTGAACAGCTGCCGATAGACCCGGAGATCGTCGCTGCGCCTGAGCTATCGCCAGTGACCTGCGCACGGACGGCCGCCAGGCTCGCGTCGATCGGCCCGAACTCCTGTTGGAAGGTCGCGCTGGCCGCACCGGTCCCGGTGTTCCACGGATTCGTAAACGGCGCTGCCGGCGTGACCGTGCTGGTCGTCGTGCCGTAGTCGTTGGCGACTTGAACCTGCACCTTGACGCCCGCAGCGAGCGACGTAGCCCCGACGGCCACGTTGATCGTCAGGTTTGACGAATAGCTGTTCGCGCCGATGTTCACCCACGGTGAATTGTACGTGGCATTCGCCCCGACCGAGGCCGTGCCGAGCGTAGCCGTGCCGGTCACGCCGGTGACGAGATCGAACCAGCCCTGTGCTTTTGCCATGCAATCACCTTGCGAAAAATCGCCCATCCAGGCTCAACCGAACATTCTCCGATGTGTTTGGCATCGTCTCATGCACCACATTACTGCGAAAAATCAGCGCATCGCCCGGCTGCATGTCGTAGCGGATTCGCTGCGCGCCGTCGTGGATGCAGAGGCCGCCGTGCTGTTGGTCAATCGGCGTGAGTGGTATCCAGAGCGTCACGAAATGCTTCCCAACAAACGGGCCGTACTGATCGTCGCTGTGCGGCGGCCACTGCGCGGCCAGGTATCCAGGTAGCAAAAATCGTGCGGTCGGAGCGAAGCCAGACAGATTATAGCCGCATGGATAAATGAGGCTGAACAGGCCGTCAGTGGCCGCGTTGTCTTGCCAGAAACCGGCTAGCGGTTCGCGTGCAAGGAATCGGTCGGGGAAGTGTCCGGTCCGTACCTTTGGCTCGCAAGTGCCGTCTCGGATCGACTCCAAGAGTGCATCCAGGTTCATGGTTAAATAGTATTTGACTTCGCAAATCCGCCGCTCATCGAACAGGCCGGGTATGTACCGGTAGCCGTCACGCTGGAAGGCGGCAACATGCTCGGCGAGAGATTCCATGAGGGGGATTGTAATCGGCAGCGGTCAGATTTGAAAGCGTGAAGTTATTTCAGCTGCCGTCGAAGATGCACTCGCCCTTGCACACGCTAAAATTGAGCAGATAGCCGTTGCCGCCGTTTTTGTAGTCCTGAAGCCACGCGAACAGCAACTCGACCGTGAAGAATCGCTTGGTTATTTCTTTGCGTTCGTGCGTCTGTTTGTCAACTTCAAGGTAGGTAACGAAGTATGTCATCGGCGGTTCTCCAACACTTGTGCCTCGCCCCACGTCGGCCGCCAGCAGGTCAGACACATCGACAAGCCGATCAGATAATGCTGACAGAACGGACAGGCGCAGCGCTGCAGCTGCCGCACTGCCCAGCGCTGGAAGCGCATGCGGAGTATCAGGGCGTGCAAGCTTTCGTGGAGGTTTTGTGCCATGACATCGACCTTGAAAATTCCCCCGCCCTCTGCTGGTAGTTGCCGCGTGCGCATCACTGCGATTGCTTACCTCCGCCCGGCCGGATTCATCTGAGGTTGATTTCTTACATCCCGCGACCTCACTGCGGGAAAGCCGGCTCTTGGCCTACCAAGGATACACTGCCGCGCTCTCGCACGGCCGCAGAGGGCGAGGGGTTGCTTCTGCGATTAGTCGAACAGGCTCTTTTCTCGCATGCACGAAGGCGAGAACCAAATGCGCTCCCGGTGCGGATTGTTGTTGCCGTCCTTGCTCTGAGATCCATAGCCGCCACTCGTTTCGCGCCGCCTAAATGATTCATGAATCCTCATCGGGATAATTCGGCGTGCCGCACACTGGACACTCGTAAGCGTCCGTGATGGGCTCGTACACCGTGCCGCATTCGGAGCAGATCATCGAAACTCCCTCACGCGAAGATCGTCGGGCCACTCACTCGGATCGCTGCCGTGCCCGCTGCGCAGCTTCAGCCGCGAATACTCCGGGCCCGGCCCAAGCGAACATCGACTCGGTCACAGTTTGCATTAACAAGCCCTCCACTTCAAAAGCCCCTGAAACGTGTGCAGCCAGCCCCGCGCCTCGCGCTCTTTCTGGAGTGCCTCGGAGCAGGCGTCTTTCGTAGAGTAGCCTTCCGTGACGCAGAAATACTCTTCCTCCCGCGTGCGTCTTAGATAGCCGTACCACATTGGTTTTCAATCCTCCACTTCGTTGAACAGCGGGCAGTCTCCCCGGATACGCCGCGTCAGCATCTCGACATACTCCGGGTTCAACTCGCAGCCGACAAAATCCAGCCCCAGGCGTCGCGCCTCGATGCCGGTACGCCCTGATCCCGCGAACGGGTCCAGCACAAGTCCTGGCCGCGGTTCCGCCGGTGGGCAGGAGCACGACGCTTTCCAGCCCAGCGTTTCGCTGATTGACGATGGCGGGTTCGTGCGGAAGTTACTCCGGCCGTTCTGGTGGTTATCCTTCGGCGTCAGCCCTTCGCCGCGCGAGTGGTCTGGGTCGCTCTGGACGATCCGTACCCACGGCTTGCCGCACGTCGGGCAATAACCCTTCGCCGATGTACCGGCCCGCAAGCAGCGTTCGACCAGTTCCGTGGGATAGGCCGCGTAATGCTTTTCCTTGAGGGCCTCGGCCGCGATTTTCCACGTGTCGCACAAATTGTCTTGATTCGGGACAGGCTCGAAGAACTCCCATAATTCAGGCGGAATTTCGCTCAACCGTGCAATCAAATCCATTGTTATTACTCCACACGTCTGCTTCATGACTCAAGCGAACCCGCGGCGAGCATTTTTTGAACGACAAAGGATCGCTGCTCAGGCGTCAAATCCTTCCTCAACCTCATGAGCGGATCAATCCCAGTCCACACATCTCGCAGGTTCGCCGTTGAGCCATCGCCGACGGCCTTCATTGGCCCATTGGTCTTCGCCGTCCCGTTTGCTCTTTCTGATCCATCCTGGCTTTGAATGTCTTGCTCCATTCTGCTTACGGTGGATTCTTCCGCGATCTTCTTAACCGCCTCCCCATCACTGAAATACTTGGCGCTCTTGGCGAGCATGAGGATTGGTTCGTAGCTGCTCGTGGGACGCCAGCCGCCACGGCGAAGGACAAGGCCGCCATTGGGTTTGCACTTCGGGCAGCCGGGGCAGTCGGACCATTCAGCGCGCGAAGCTAAATCGACGCCGTTATCGGCTCTGGCTCCATGTGGTCTACCATTTGTGCTTTCCGATTTCTTCTCGACACTTTGTTTCCGATTATTGACTTTCGCCCTACACCGCCTCCACTGCCACCCCGCCAGACTCGCGGGCATCGGGCTCGGCTTGTGCCAAATCACGATGCTCCGCACGACCCAGCCGTCGTCTTGAAGAGCGATTGCCAGGCGTTGGGGGATGAGACAGAGATTACCTTCCGTCACGCCATCAACCGTCGCGCTCGGCATGGCGTAGCTGCCTTCGTTCGTCAGTTGCTTCGGGCCGTGTTTGTCGCCAGGCTTTCTCTTGCCGCGTTGGTGCGTGTACGTGTCCCCAATGTTCACCCAGCACGTCGCATGCTCCGCCATCGCGTCGCGCACGAGCCGGAACACGCGGACCATCTTTTCGACGTAGGCGGCCGGCGTCTTCTCCGCGCCGATCTCCAAGTGTTTCAGCGGATGGCCTTTGGGAAGATAGCTCCGCAACATCCAGTAGGGTGGAGACGTGCAAACTGCGTCAACGCTTCCTGGTGCGACCAACGGCAGCTGCTCAAACACGTCGCCTTGGAGTATGCGGATGCTCATACGAAAAGGTCCTTTCCCTTCGCCGCCCGTTCCCTGTACTCCACAATTCGCTCCGCTCGCCCCGGAATGTTAAGCCTCAATGGGTCCGGGCCGCCGTGGAGCTGATGCAACACCTTTAGCATGTTCGCACACGCCTCGCAGTAGCAGCCGCCTTGGCGCTCCTCGACGTGGCAGATGGAACACTTGCGCGGGGCACAGACATAGCACCTGGATTTCGAGCGCCGCAACTCGCGTCCGCAGCTGCATTTCCTGGTGACTCCGGGGCGGGCTTGGGTTTTGGGCATGGTCGTCGCGGCCTTTCGCAACAATTCCCGTCGACACACCCTTGCGCCGCCGTTGATGCAAGAGGCCAGCCGCACACACGGCAGCGAGGTCGATCCGGCTCCGCGTTCTCGATTTCTGCTGCCCGTCGCGCATCGCTGCACACTTCGCACCAGTCGCCATCCTTGACGTCGTGTTCGCAGTGGGGCGGCGTCGTGATGTTCAGCAGCGCCGCCAGAACGTCCAGGCCGACGATCAGGTTTTTCTTGCCGTGCTCCAGGCCGTATTGCACACCACGGCGGAGCGATTCGATCTTGGCTTGCAGGTCCATCAATCGAACTCCAATTCCACCCGGTTAATCGCCACCTTTTCGCAGAGGCCTCTATAAAGTCTCACCCACACTTTTGCTTTTCCTTGCGGCTCCCTGGCCCAACTCCCTTTGCGAAAATTGCTCGCAAACCATTCCTTCCAGCTGTCCTCGGTCGAGAAAAGCTGCGGCTCTGGAAATAGCCGCATCCCCTGGCTGGCAACCCAATGTGCGTTCCACTTGTTCGATTCCCAGCCCAAACCCTTCAGATACGCCCACCACCCCATGAAAGCGAACCCTGGGCACCAGAACACCCAAAGATAAGCAGCCCGAATCTCGGTATCACTCCTGTGTTTGCGTTCGATATTATCGCGCTGCTTCTGCTTCTTTCTCTCTCCAATTTCGGTATAGGTCGTTATTCTGATGCCATTGGGAAGAAACGGGTTCTTCTCGACGATGGCTGTGTCGGCTCCATAGCGAGAGAAAAATGAGTCCGGCACGAGCTTATCTTGTTCACGCCGCTGCGATGGCTTTCGCTGACGGACGAATATCGTTGTCATCAATCGCACTCCCGCGCTTCGCGCTCCGCTCGCTCCCGCGGCGTCTCCGCATCGACCCGCATGTCCTCGGACGTGCGGTCGTCGACCGATTCGGGCAGCGCCATCCATTCGCACCACGCCTGCCATTTCGTATTGAGCCGCATCGTCTCTCGGTCGGGCTGCAGCCCGACCACGGCGTAATCCGCCATCGCAAAATAACCGCTTGCGCCGCGCTTGCCACGGCTGCAAATGTGGATCACGCCGCGGTTCTCGACCAGCTGGTAAGCGTAGACCGTCTCGGATGGATGCGGCTTGTCGGCCAGCTGGTCGAGGGCATCCCATTGCTTCGTGCCGTGGTTGAACACAACGCGCAAGAACATAGGGGCGCGGCGAATCATCAGCACTTGGCCGGCGGCGGGGCCGTCGAGAAATTTTGTGGTCATTATGATTCTCCCAAACATCCGGGGCACACATGCTCCCACTCGTCTTCCACCTTCCGCACCTTCCAGCCGGTGGCCTTCAGCTCCTCCACGAACGCCCGGAAGTCATCCTGTACGCCACCGGGGAATTCGGCTTCACATTCGGAGCAGATGGCGATTAGCTCGCCTTTGGATTTGCGGATCATGGGGTGTTGTTCCTGTTCTGGTGGCGTTCCATCAATTCGTCCGTGTGCTATCCAATAACGCCGCGAGAGTTCGAGAATGCCGGCCAAGGCTGCATCAATAGGTGCGTTCAAAGGTCTCTCCCGACGACGTTATCGAATGGCGTGTTTACGTAGTTCGGCAACGGCAGCGAAATCTTCTGCCGCGACGGATCGAAGGAGCAGTCAACGATACGTTGCATGATGCCACGATTGCGATTCTTCTCGATGAAGAACTGATACTCGCTTTGAGCTTTATCCGGATTCAGTCGCCACGGCCAACAGAGAAAACAAACCACATCGGCGTCTTGCTCAAACTGGCCCGTCTCTTTCAGATCGCTCAGTGCTGGCTTGAATTCTCCGGAACGCTTGTCGATCTCGCGGTTTAGCTGGCACAGCACCAGCAAGACCAGCTTATGAGCCGACGTCAGGCCGCGGAGAACGATTGAAACATCGGTCATCTGTTCGTAGCGCGTGCGGCCGGCGCCGCGCAGTAGTTGGGCGTAGTCCACGACGAGGGCCTGAATCTTCTCCTGGCTGACGCACTTCTCGACTTCGGCAATTACCGTCTTGGCCGATCCGCAGCCCTCCAGGACGACGCAGGGAGCGCGGCCTGAAGCATAAGCGTCGATCTCCAAGTCGAGCTGTCCGGCCAGGCCAGGCCAGTGTTCTTGCGGAGCCGAAGAGACGAATTGCACGGTGCGTTTCCCCAATGCCAGAGCGCTCATCTCTTCGCTGACGATAGCGCATGGCATTCCTTGCGCGGTCCAGTGATGAACGCATTGGAGAGCGACGGCGCTTTTGCCGTGCGAGGGACGGGCGCCGAAGATTATCAGCTCGCCCTTTTCGACGCCGCCGCCCAGGGCGTAGTCGAGTTCGTCGATGCCGACGCCTATCAGTGGCGAGACGCCGCCGCGGATTGAATCGAGGTAAGACTTGGCAGCAGCTGCCAGTGTTGTTAGCCGTGGTTCGGCTGTCGGGGCTTCCTGGAGAATGTATTGCGGCACGCGAAGGGAAGCCCATTGCTTCGGTGCCTCATTGCGCAAATAGTTCCTAGCGCCGCCCTGTTTCGCCGCCTGGTTGACTTTGTGAACCAGTTCGCGTTCGGACCAGGGCGGCCGGCACGACTGGTTGTATTCCCGCATCAGTCCCAAAGCGTCGCCTTCCGACAGACCAAATCCAAGCACCAGTACGCAAGCCGCGTGAAACGTGGCGTTGTGGCCCGACGATCCGCTGACGGCCGGCGGCAGTTTGGCGATGTACTTACGGGCACGCTCCACGATGGCGGCATCGCTCTGCCAAGCGGGATCATCTTGTGTTTTCTCGACGAAGTAGCGGTCGCACAGAACGTCTAGTTGCCGCTGACGCTCTTGCGGCTCGCCGCCCATACCCTTCAGCGCCCAGCCCGTCATGGCGAAGTAGCGGAGCTTGTCGTACACCTCGATAGCCGGTTCCTTGTCGCCGATCTTTTCCACATTCTTCAGCGGGCGATTGCGCCCCCGATCGAGAGGCGACTTGCCAATAACCCAAATTTTGACTCCTGTTTGCGAAGGCGACACTTCGGCGTAACTGTTCAGGTCCAGGATGATTTTCCTGGCCCATTCTGCTACGCGGCCCGTCTCGGGATCGCGGCAACCGTCGAGGTCGATGCCGCAAAAAGGATCGTCGGCGGAGAAGACAAAACCGATGCCACTAAACTTCGGGGCCAGAGCCGCTGCGGCCTCGAACGTGCCCCAGGTCTCTGGCGTGTCGCTCTTGGCGCAGCCTCCGTTGACGCAAAACGGCAGCTTTTTCATTTTGTCGCCGTCCGGCACGTTGCGCCAGAGAATCCAAGCGGGCAATTGGCGCAGGGCCAGCGGGATCGCGTGCAGTTTCAGATTCATCGGCTGCCTCGCTTTTTTCCCATCGCTGGATTGCGGACGCGCAGACCGCCAGAAGTTTCAACCGTAAGGATGCCGGTCGCGCAGCAGGAAAACGAGAGCGATTCGTTCCGGATGCTGCACTGGCCGATTCGATTATTGGCCGCGATTAAACCGAGGTCGCAGTTCAAATCCTTGACAGGGAAAAGAAAAGTCCAGAGGCACAAGAGCCGCAGACCGGGAACGCCTTCTTCCAGCGTCCACGCGCAGCGCGAGTAATCGAGAGCCTGGCTGACAATCGGCCCCAGCTTCTTGCCCGAGCACTTTCCTTCGACCGCGATGGCGCCGGCTCTCCATCCTGCGTCAACGGCCGGCTTCAGTGGAACTAGCAGACGGTCGATTCTGGCGCCCTTGTCTTCGGTGTCGGGCCGCGGCTGAAGATACTCGCCTGGCACTTCGCGGTAGAGACGGAAAGCGCCGTTGGCCTCAACGATCCGGTCGAACGCAGCAAGGGCCTGCGCTTCGTCGAGAAAAGCTCCATCGGTCCGTTGTGTTGCTTCAATCATGGACAACCCTCCGCATACCACTGCGCGACCTTGGCGCGCTCGCGCTCCCGATGCTCGATGTCTTTGGCTGTCGGCGGCCCCAGGGTTTTCCAGTGTGCTTCGTTCATGTCCAGACACTCCTGCGGAGTCATTGGCCTCGGTTTCGCGCCGGCGGCGATCTCTTCCTCGGTGAAGTAGCCTGGCTTGGCTGCGCCGTTACGCCCCCCGTCCTCTTCGCGCAGTCCTTCCCACCCTTTCGCCACCGTGTACTCGATCGAGGCGATAGCCCGCACCACGCCGATTTTTTCCAGGTGCTTGAGTTGCAGCCGAACGGACGTCGGTGTCAGCTTCTTCTTTATTTCAACGCGATGGGCAACCCACGTTGACCAGGCGGCTTTGAACTCGGCGGTGTTGAGTGAATTGGGAAACAAAACGGCAAGCGGGTCAAAAGGCGGCGAAGCCGGTGTCTTTGGTTTTCCTTCTTCCTTTATTTCTTTCTTACTTTCTTTAGTTGTGTCCGCTGGTTGTACCAGTGGTTGTCCGCTGGTTGTACCAGTGGTTGTCCGCTGGTTGTCCGAAAGTTCGCCGTTTTTAGTGTCTAAATCCTCGTATGTTCCCCAATTACATAGAGTTATGGTTGTCCAGTGGTTGTTCGATTTTCTGACTATACTGCCCATCTCTTCAAGACGGTCCAGGATGCGAATGGTTGATTGCCTGGAAATGCCAAAAGTCTCGGCTGCGCGGGTCACACTCATGATGAATTGCCCTGGCTGAATTATCGTTCCCCTGAACGGCTTTGCCTGCCAGTTCGCTTTCATCTTGCACCAGCTCCAGACCTTGTAAAGCATCGGGTCCCGGTCAGTGAAGACTTCGCTTTCCAGTTCCTTGCGCCACTGCCGTAGGAAGCCTCGGTGCATCTTCGCGCCTGCGTGTACGCGCCGCCGCCTCGGGGTAAATGCCCTGGACCGCGCGAAGTGCCCCTAAGCGACGGCGTGATTCGTGTTGTTTGATCGTGCTCCGGTCCAGGGAGCTTTCTTTCAGAGGAGAAGATTACTAACTCTCGCCGCCCTCTGTCAAGGGGGAATCCCTTGGTCCAGCTGACTTTTGAAGTAAGCTATGATGTCGGGCTCGGTGTGTCCCGGCACAAAGCCATTGCCATCGGCTATCGACTGGACCGCTTCTCCTCCGTGTCCGGAGACCCAGTCGAGAGCGCACAGCATGCCGCTCAGGTTGAGCAGCTGTTGCTCGCTTAGCTTTTCAGGCTCCCACAGCAGGTATTGCAGCTCCAGCCGCGCCCGATGAGTCTCGTAAGGCGTCTTCATTTTTCACCCCTAAAAAGCGTCTGCTCGTGCCGCTCCCCCATCCCGGCCGCGCCCCGCTCGTACTCCGCCTGGCAGCCGGCGCAGCGCTGGAGCGGCCCATCGCAGCGCCAGCGCTGGCACAAGAGACACCTGTCCCGCGCCTCGGCCTCCGTCTCCACCGTGACGGCCACAGACCAGCGCCCGGAGCGCAGGCGGTGAGCGCAGCCGCAGTGAAAGCCGGCGGCAGTGAAGGCTTCGAGAGACGTGGCCGGGGTGTTAGAGATTGGCTTGCGCGGCATGTTAATTTTTATCCTTCCGTTCCAACAACAGAATTAACGGAGACGGCAGCGCTTCGATCATTCCCATAATGGCCGCTACAATTCCAGCCTTGGTTTCTCGATAGGTTTCGATGTTCATACCCAGCAGTTCTGCGGCCTTGGCTTCGCTTATTTCATCGGCCATTTGTGTGATAATGACCGGGTAAAATAATTGAGCCACTCGTAAGAGATCAACTGACGATGTTTGCTTGTGAGGCATGTGTTAGACTCGTGTTAGAAAAACCTAACGCCCGCAGTTCTGCCGCTTGCAACGGCGTCTGCTCGCAGCAACAAGCCGCGGCTGGATGAAGGGACGGGCGTTAGATTGTGCGGTTACGGCTTGCCGAAGTAAACCTTGAGCGGCTCCTTTTCTTCTCCGGTATCATGGTTCTCCTTTTGGTTGGCCGAGGGCCGCGCCACCAACTCCGGTTCCCATTCCAGAGCAGGCGATGCAGCCACAAGGAAGCGTGAAAATTAGGCGTATCCGCATTCGCAAGGCGATTCCCACCCGCACAAAGGGCAGCATCCTTCGATAGTATACTGCAAAGCCTCTTCAATGTGTAAAGCCGTCGTTTCGCTACACGAAACACTACGTCCATCCGGGAGTTTTTTCGTCCACAGCCAAATAGCGCCTGGCCAGTTGCTGGACGCCTCCCAGCCTGACTTGCGCAGAAGATTTGACCTGGCTGTTTCCAGATCTTCTGATGTCATCAACCGTCATTGGCTTACCCCCCATCGCCTACTGAACTACCTGCCCGAATGCTGAGGGCCCGGAGTCGAACCAGGCTACCAAGGGCCAACTTCCTGGCTTGTCTTGGGGTTAAATGCTAAGCATGCCCTCCCTGCGTGTCACCGTGCACGCCCCCTCAGCAAAGCGTCCGTCTCTGCGGTCGCGTCTCAATACCCGTCCCTCTCAATGACGCATGAGGGAGTAGCGTCGAGTTCTCCGATTTCCACGGCTCAGAGCTCTCGCAACCGGAGCTGGACGCCTGAAAACCCCCGCGGGTGGAATCGAACCACCGGGACCATTCGCAGCGCTGAAGCGCCAGGAGGCTGCGATCCGATACGCCTTCGGTCAGGTCCACGCCCATTCGTCGCGGGATTGTGCCGGTCTCCGTCTCCACACCACGGCTGGCAATGGCCTTCTCCCCGCGGCTACCCACTGCCACCGGTTGTGGTCTCACGTGAGTCGCTCCAGCACATCTCGAGCGCTGCTGGTGTGACCGTCACTCATAAGATTGATGGCTTTTTCGATGCCGTTGCGCAATTCTATTAGTTGCGGCTTATCGTTTCGGCAATGCTCCGCCGGCGTCGAGTAGGTCGTCATGGCCTCCTCCTCCGTCTTTCCGGTCCGCAGCGCATCGGCGGCGCAGAGTCGACCGAAAGCCTCCGTATGCAACATGTGGTAGCGCAGGTTCGCGTCTACCCGAATGCGCTGGAGGATATAGCTCACAGCCGCTTCCGCTGGGGAAAGCGTTGGGGCCGTTCGTAGTGCTTCGTCGATCATGGTTTCTCCTTGGGTTGATAGAGCGATTGTCGCTCGAATTCGGCACCTCACGTAATCCGCAGCGATCGCCCCCGCTCCTTGAGCGTGCAGCCCTTGATCGTCTCGCCATTCAGCAGCGCCGCTCGCAACGTCTCGGTTGCCGGGGAGATCGTCACCTTCTGGAACGCCGCCGGTAACTCTTCCGCTGGAACACTAACCTCGACGGCCTGCACGCCGCCATTGTTCTGCACGTTGAACTTGTGCCGTTGCGTCTCGATGCGATTCACGGAATGCAGGTCGAAGAACATCATGAGCCGTTCCCGCAGCCGCTTTTCCTGATTCTCGCGGGCCTGGGCCGCCAGCTTCAGCCGCCGCACTTCGGCCTCGATCTGGTCGGCCTCAGCCTTACGGCAGGCGGCTTGCAACTTCAGATTGCGGCACAGATGGGCGTATCGGTCAAGTTTGTTGTCGCGGTCCTGCTCGACGGTCGCAAACCATTCCTCCAGGGCGGCTGCCGCTTCGGGGTTTATTTCCCCGCTTTCGTCCGTGGCGTCCTCCAATAGTCGATGAAGAGCCATCAGGTCTTCGCTGATCTCAAACAGTGTTGCCATTAGCATGGTCTCCTTGATGAGTGTTGGGGAGAAGTAAATCAGTCAGCGAGGCCGCCTCGCTTTCTCTCACTAATTCCGCCCGGTGCGTCGTCTCGAAACCGCTGGTGTCGTCGATATAGGTGAGCATCCGTGCCTCGCACCATTCGCACTCGCACCATACGTCATGGTTCTCGGTAATCTCGGTCAGGAGCCGATTGGCCTCTTTGAGCGCGGCCAGGCGCGGGCCGGTCAGAGTGTCTTTCATGGAGTTCCCGCCTTTCGCAGCGCCTGCCGTAATACCATTTCGCCGCCCGTCCGAATGACCTGCACGAATTCAGCGAAGCCAGCTGCCGCGCGACCATCCAGGGCGCCGACGTTTTCCAGCGCGACTTGCGCCAGCCGATGCGACCGGACCTCGCCGGAGCTGGCGTAGCTCTCCGAGCCGGTGCAGGCCAGACGCAGGAAGTGAAGCAGTTCGGGTGAAGGATTCACTTCGCACCTCCGATCGCTTTGACGATACCAAGCTGTTTCCACATCTCCCCCAGATTGTCGCGCGTCAAGGAGCAGCTGGCCGAAGCCATCGCCACGTCTCCGAATGCACGGCAGGACAACACCAGCGACGGAACAAAGTGTGTTCCGTCGGGGATAACGCGCGTCCCGCACTGATCGCACCAATAGTTCGACAGCGATCCGGCCTCAGTCATGGTGTGTCCACAGTTAGGGCAGTTCACTTCACCGCCCCCTCTCGATTCCTCGGAACGTAGACCACGAATTCATCCTTGACGTAGCCAATCGGCAGACAACCGAGACGGTACAGTTCGACGAACGGCTTCCAAGGATTAGCTTCTGGCAGACCAGCGAGATTCCAGCGAGCGAAACGCAAAAGAACGCGATAAGGACGGAAATACCAGCGGCGATAGTAAATTAGCCGACGAGTAGCATCAGCAGCAGCAGCAGCAGCAGCAGCAGCATCAGCAGCAGCAGCAGCAGCATCAGCAGCAGCAGCATCATCAGCAGCATCATCAGCAGCAGTAGCAGCAGCAGCAGCAGCAGCATCATCAGCAGCAGCAGCAGCAGCATCATCAGCAGCAGCAGCAGCAGCAGCAACAGCAGCAGCATCAGCAGCAGCATCAGCAGCAGCAGCATCATCAGCAGCATCATCATCAGCAGCAGCAGCAGCAGCAGCAGCATCAGCAGCAGCAGCATCAGCATCATCAGCAGCAGCAGCAGCAGCAGCAGCAGCAGCAGCAGCAGCATCAGCAGCAGCAGCAGCAGCAGCAGCAGCAGCAGCAGCAGCAGCAGCAGCA